AAAAAAAAGAGAAAAGTAGATAGAAAAAAAAGAAAAAAAAGAAAAAAAAGAAAAAAAAGAAAAAAAAGGCATAATATAATAATTGACCTTCACGTGGTTTATGCTGTTGTAGTAATTTTATAAATAAAATGAAACGAACAAATTATTTTTTTTGGTATTCGGCAAGGATCATTATAAAAAGGCATTCAAGATTGTAGATAGAATTGCCATAACATTTTTGAAAATAATAGGACAATGTATTATTAATAAAATCGTCTGACAATTTTTTTTTATTATTAATGTCATAAAGGATAAACCAAATGCATTTTTGTAAATCACAGTTAAAAATTAATAAATCATATATATATTCTCTTAATTTAATAAATAATAAATTATCATCGATTATTGAATTAATAATATTATTGCAAATAACGTATTCAAATGACAATAATTTTTTATTATCATTATTAAAAACTTTGATGATATTAAAAAACTTTATAAAATGAGTATTGATGAATGAAATATTTTCGGATAATAAAATAAATTTTGGGGAAATATTTAAACAAAGATAAAAAATAGGTAAAATATCGGATTCAATTTTATCAAAATTAAGGCAAACAATATATTTTTTATGTTTAATTGCTTTAAATATTTCAATCCAACATAATTTGGAATCAATAAATTCCATATTAATTTCAACATGTCGTTCACTTGTTTTGAATTGATATTTGATTTGATTAATATCAATAATAAATGGTTTTTTATTAAATACGACATTAATAAAAATATCGGATTCAATCATTTTTTGATAAACATTTCCGTTTCCATAAAAAATGAAATTATTCATTTATACAAATTAAATATAATTTCATTTTATATTTAAATGAATGTATATTTTGATGATATTGAATTATCAAATATATATTTAAGTAGGAATATAAAATTTACAAAAATAATATATTCGACGCAAAATTATTCGGTGAATGGGATTTGGATAAAAATAAAAATATTGGAAAATAATAGTTTGCAAATAAAAATGCCGGAAAAAATAAGGATAATTGAAAATTATATAATAAAACAATATAATTCATCAAAAAAATACAAATGTTTGCCGAATGAAATAATGATGAATGTGTCAAAAAGTGATTCATCGTCATTTATATTATTTAATATATTGGGTATATCGGAATCAATATATTCATTCAAGTTAAATTACAAAATATTTTTCATAAATTAAATAATAAAATCTAATAAATATGTATAAATGGATATTATTATAGGAAAATATAAAATAAAATTGGGAGTATTGTTGATAATATTATTTCTTTTTTGGATAATGTCTGGGCATTTAATATGTGGTTGTTCAAAAATAGGTATGATGGAAGGATTCAAGTTATTATCAAATATGACAAAAGAGGGATTTTCGGGTGCAAAAAATTTGTCTTATATTCCGGATATAAGTTATGTCAATGACCCACCAATAAATACAAAATATTGGGACAATCCTGCAAATTTACCGCCACCAGACATATCAAAATTCAGTGATTTTCAGGATCCAAAATATTTATTGGACCATGGTGAATTAAGTATTGTCGCTGCGACAAAATTTTCCCCAAATTGTTGTGCTAATTTACCGGCTTATTCAAATAGTAGTGGATGTGCGTGTTTAAATATGGATCAATTTAATTATTTAAGAGAAAGGGGTGGGAATAATAAACCATATTCAGAATATTAAAAAAAAGTATTATCCATTAAATAATCTATTGGGGTGATAAAAGTATTCAATTAATTCTTTTGTAAGTTGTTCATTATCTTTTTTAATTTGACAATAATCAAAAGTAAATATTGCTGGATTTTGTGATAATTTATTCCAATTAATTTTATCCTTGTGTTGTTCTAATAAAAATATGGCATACGGATTTGCAGATAATTCAACCCAATTAATTTTATCCAAATTTTGTTCTAATAATTCAATACCATTTGGATTCATTGATAAATTTGTCCAATTTATTTTTTTTTTATTTTTTTCCAATAATTTAATTCCATTTGGATTTAATGATAAATTAGACCAATCAATATTTTTTTGGTTTTGTTTTAATAAATCAATTGCATTTGAATTAAGAGATAACCATTTCCAATTTATTTTATTACTATTTTGTAACAATAATTGAATAGCATTTGGATTTGATGACAGCCAATTCCAATTAATTTTATCAATATTTTGTGATAATATTTCAATAGAATTAATATTTTCACAAAATATACTCCAACTAATTTTATCAGGATATTGTATTAATAAATCGATTGCATTATTATTTAAACATAACCAATCCCAATGAATTTTATCAAAATTATCTTGAATTAATTGAATAGCATTAGGATTAGATGATAATCTTGACCAATCAATTTTGTCTTGATTATCATATAATATATCAATACCATAAGGATTTTGTGATAATTTTTGCCAATTTATTTTATTTTGATGTAATTTTAATAAACGATTTGCATTTAAATTGGCTGATAATTGGCAAGATAATTTATCAATATCGATCCAATTTCGTAATACACAATATTTTTGTGGAATGAAGTATTTATCATAATTCATTTTTATTTTTTTTTTGGAAAATATTAATTTCAATTTTTTTTGAGTCCACCCATTCCAATACTAACGGATGTAGTTGCTTTTGGTTTTATGCCATTATTTTTTGCATATTCAGATGAATATAAAATAGATGGAGGAATAACTAATAAGTCGGTTGAATTATGTTCATTATAATTAATAATTTTAATGGCATTTTCGTATCCATATTTATTAATTAGTTCTTGTTTTTCATTGGAAGTAGGAATATAGGAAATATTTTTTTGTTGGATGCCAGTTTTATCGAATTGCATTGATAAATTTGCCAATTTATTTGGATTAATAATTTTTCTTTGTGGTTCTCTTAAATCATATTCATAATATTCTTGACTATTTGGTTCGATTTCGGTTTTAAAATTCAAGATATTAATATAAAAAATAGGAAAATCATCTACGGTAAATTTATTATCTAAATTATTTGTGGATTTTGTATTAACAATGAATTTTAAATCAGAAATGGAATGCAATCCACTATTTAAATTATCATATTTTGCCCTATATGGATCATGTTTATTAATAATTCTGGTAATACCATCAAATAATTGAATAATTTCTGGAGACCCAATTTTATAAAATTGTGTTCTGTCAATTATTAATTTAACATTATTTGCTCTTGTTTGTAAAACATTGTCTTCCATTCCCCATCCCCAATAATTGGGATATCCCATGGTTGATTCAAAATCTTTTCCTTTTATGACAACAATTCCGCCCAATGCATAATCAAAACCATAATAATGTTTAATAACACCCAATTCTGTTGTATAATTAAATAATTTATGAAAAGGAACTGTGTCGATGTCATGAAAAATAAAATTAATATCTTTGTAATCATTGGGATATTTTTGTTTTATTGCCAAAAATCCGATATTTTTAACTGCACCTCTGTTAAATGGACGTTTATCAACTTGATGACTAAAATAAATTTCATAATCCTTGTCATGTTCCAATAAAAAAGACATGTATTTACAAAAAAAGAATTTTTGTTGACATCTATTTCTATATGGAATAATAAAAACTCTTTTTGGTATCATTATTTTATGTTTTTTTTACATTTAATTTAAAAATACGCATTAATAATTTAATAATATAGAATTATTATGGTCACAATAATAACAATTAAATAAATGTGGATAATCATTATAAATAAAATACCAAACATTAATTTCCCAAGTAAGAGTATGAAAATGATTAATAATCATTTTTATTTTATGTTTTGTTAATTTATAAAATTGTTTGATATATTTTGGGTTTCCGGAAAAAATGGACCCAGCAAAAAACCAAATAACATTATTTAATAATTGTTGTTGATTATTTTTATTTAAATAAAAAAAGGGTTTAACAATGGGAATATATATATTTTCAATATTTTTTTCAGAGATACGAATAATTTCTTTGGTAAATAATTCTGGTGACATTGAACACATGTGATAAATACCAAAATCAATCCATATAAATGTATTTGTGTTAAATGGATTAATTTTGGTTGCATCCAATACCCATTTATTTTTATTTAATTGTATGATTAAATACTCCAATGTATCTTTATTGTTTTTTTGAATAAACAAATTACAATCATTTTTATATTTATACCATTTTAATGAATTTTTGTTTATATAAATAAAGTGATTGTATTCATTAATAAAAGATTTGGAAAAATCAGTAAATGATTCATCTAAAAAAATAATTTTATAGACCGGAACGGACAATAATATTTTGCCATATTCCAAATAGGTTTCACTTGTCCTATAATTATTTACATTAGATATAAATGCGGAAACAATTGTTGCCACCATTATTTTATTTTATTTTTTTATATTTAACTATTAAATAAATTATTTGGTTGGTATTGTAAGATATTTAATTCTTTATTTGTGGTTGGGTATTCATCAAATCCATAAATATCTTGTAATAATAGCCATTCAAATAATCCTCCAACATAAACAAAAACATTATCAAATCCTCTGTTTATTAAATCTTTATATTTTGTTAAGACAGTTTGATCATGATCATTCATTCCATAAATAACAATATTTTTGTTAAATACTGGTTTATTAAAAAAAATTAATTCTTGTTCAATGGACAAAGTATTTGCAACAAGACAATGTTGTTTATTGTTTGGCAAAGTATTTATAATAATAAATTTATTAGAATTAATAATTGATTGCATATCTTGATGATTAATTTTATTTTTGATTTGAATGTTTCCCATTTATAAATAAATATAAGAATATAATAATAATATAAAAATATATGGAATTTAATAAAGAGATATCATGGAAAATAATTGAAAAATATTTTAAAGACAATCCAAATTTTTTAGTAAAACATCATTTAGATTCATACAATGACTTTTATAAAAAAGGAATATTTACAATATTTAATGAAAATAAAGAAATAAAATTTGTTGAAAGTCTTGAAAAGGAAGAAATAAATAATAAAGTTGTGCCAAATGAAATACATTTATACTTGGGTGGGATAAATGGAGATAAAATATATTATGGAAAACCAATAATATACGATGATTCACATACTCATTACATGTATCCAAATGATGCAAGATTAAGAAATATGACATATGGATTAACCATACATTATGATGTTGATTTAATATTTAAATACAATAATATAGAATATAGGGATACAATTGAGAAAGTATATTTAGGAAAATTTCCGATAATGATACAATCGGATTTATGTATATTGAGTGGTTTAAATAATGAAACAAGATTTAACATGGGTGAATGTAAATATGATTATGGTGGATATTTTATAATAAACGGAAAAGAAAAGGTAATTGTTAGTCAAGAAAAATTTGCAGATAATACGATAAATATTGAGAAACATAAACCAGGTGATAAATATTTATTATCTGGGTTAATACGTTCAGTGTCTGAAGATACATCAAAAGAGGTAAGAACGACTGGAATTTATTTGGTGCCATCAAAAAGTGGGGAATATATTTTGGTGGATGTTCCGAATGTGAAATTGCCGATGCCATTATTTATAGTGATGAGAGCATTAGGAATAATAAGTGATAAAGCAATAATAGAATGTTGTTTATTTGATTTAAAAATAAATGAGAAATATATTGATTTTTTTATTCCGAGTGTATATAATGCAAATATAATATTTACACAAAAAGAGGCATTAGAGTTTATTGCATCATTTACAAAACATCAAAATATAAATAATGTGTTGAATATATTGATAAATTATTTTTTGCCACATATTGGGGATAGTAATGAAGAAAAAAACAGTAATTATTTTTTAAACAAGGCATATTTTTTGGGTTATATGGTGAATAAAATGTTGAAAGTATTTAAAGGGGAAGAAAAACCGACGGAAAGGGATAATTTTAAATATAAACGGGTTGAATTAACTGGTGGATTAATATATGATTTGTTTAGAGAATATTTTATATTACAAAAAAGAAAAATTCATGTATCAATAGATTCGGAATATCGTTTTCATAAAGAAAAATACATATCAAATATTGATAAATTTAAAACATTAATAATGACGAATTTAACTAAAATATTTGGTGGAGATAATAAAATAGTGGAAATAGGATTTAAAAAAGCATTCAAAGGAAATTGGGGAGCACATGCATATACTAAACGAATTGGAGTAATTCAAGATTTGAATAGATTATCTTATAATAGTTTTATATCACATTTGAGAAAAATAAATTTACCATTGGATTCAACGACAAAAATAGTTGGTCCAAGATTATTAAATAGTAGTCAATGGGGATATTTGGATCATATAGATACACCAGACGGAGGAAATATTGGATTACATAAACATTTATCATTATGTGCAATAATAACAAGTGGAATAAGTGGAAAAAATATTATAAATTATATAAAAGAAGATTCAGAATTTTTAAAATTAATAGAATGCAAGTCATTGGATTTATTTCATTTAACAAAAATATTTGTAAATGGTTGTTTAATTGGTGTATTAAAAAATCCGATGGATTTTATACATAATTTTAAAATAATGAGAAGAAATGCAATAATAGATATATATACAAGTATAAATTTTGACATAATAAATAATACAATAGAAATATATTCAGACAAGGGAAGATTAATGAGACCGGTGTATTATATAGAAAATAAAAAGATAAGTTTTGAAAAAATAAAAAATGTAAATGATATTTTATATGAAATGTCATGGAAAGAAATTATATCTGGAACTGGAACCGGAAAAAAAGATAATATTGATGAATTAAAAAAAAGTCAGGCATTATTGGAATATATTGACACATCTGAAGAAGAATCGTCAATGATTGCAGTATCAATGGAAAAAAATATTAAAGAATATACACATATGGAAATTGATCCATCATTTTTATTAGGATACATGGGCAATTTAGTAATATTAACTGAATTTAATCCAGTTCCAAGAGGTGTATTTTCATGTGGACAAACAAGACAAGCAGTATCACTATATAATACAAATTATCAAATGAGATTTGATAAAATGTCTGTTGTTTTACATTATGGTCAAGTTCCTTTAATTAAATCAAAATATTTAAAATATTTTAATCAATGTGAAATGCCTTATGGTTATAATGCGGTTGTGGCAATAATGTCAATAAATGGTTATAATGTTGAAGATTCAATAATTATAAATCGTGCGTCATTAGACAGAGGAATGTTTCGCACAACTTATTATACTACATATGAGGCAAAAGAGGTGAGTGAAAAGGTAAAAAATTCATTCAAGTCATCAATATTTACGAATGATATAACAATACCTAAAAAATCGAGTATGGATAAATCTTTTTTGGATACAAATGGATTAGTAAAAGAAGGAACAATTGTATCAGATAATATTGTTTTAATTGGACAAGTTGAAATATTTGAAAATACGCAAACAAACATATCTGTGGTTCCAAAAAAAGGGCAAGAAGGAGTTGTTGATAAATCATTTATAACAGAAGGAGAAACTGGATTTAGGATTGCAAAAGTTAGAATTAGAGAACAAAGAATACCAATATTGGGAGATAAAATGGCGAGTAGAGCTGGACAAAAAGGAACTATTGGATTAATATTAAATGAAGAAGATATGCCTTATAGTCAAAATGGAATACGTCCAGACATTATTATAAATCCACATGCATTTCCGTCAAGAATGACAATTGGACAATTAATTGAATCAATATTTGGATTAACTTGTTTGGAATATGGAGCATACGGAGATTGCACATCATTTTCTGCAAATGGTTCAAATGTTGAAATATACGGAAAAATGTTGAATGATTTAGGATTTAGTTCAGATGGAGATCATTTAATGTATGATGGAATAACTGGTAAACAAATAAATATGAATATTTACATGGGTCCAACATATTATACAAGAATTAAACAAATGGTAAAGGATAAAATAAATTATAGAGGAAAAGGTCCAAGATCTGCATTAACAAGACAAACTGTGGGAGGAAGAGCAAATGATGGTGGATTAAGAATTGGAGAAATGGAAAGAGACGCAATAATAGCACATGGAGCAATGAGTTTTATTAAAGATTCATATTTAACAAGAGGTGATGAATATTATATGGCTATTTGTAATACAACTGGAACAATTGCAATATATAATAAAGAAAATAATTTAATGTATAGTTTATTTTCAGATGGTCCATTAAAATTTACAAATGACATTTATGATAAAAAATTAGTTGAACCAATTACAAAATTTGGATTATCTTTTAGTTTAATAAAAATACCGTATGCATTTAAATTATTGATGCAAGAATTACAGGCAATGAATATTCAAATGAGAATAATAACGGAAGATAATATTGATCAATTATCAAATTTAGGATTTTCAAAGAATGCATATAAATTGACACATTCCGAAAATGATTTATTAATTGAAAATGTTTTGAAACCGAAAAATATTGAAATAAAATCATTGTCAATAAATATTTTGGATCAAAAAGGAGGAGAAAATATGTCATTGCCAATATTAAATATTGAAAAATATAATTTAACATCGCATGATTTACAATTAATTCCCGTTAAATATATTAAAAATTTTGTTGCATTTTTTAATTCATTAGACATAAATTTAAAGAAAAAAATATTGGAAATGGATAATTATTTGGAAAGAATAAAATTATTAATTGAATTATTTAATGCAAAAAATAATACAAATTATACCATGGATGACTTTATTAAAGAAAAAGAAGATGAAATATTTAATAAAAAAATAGAAAAACATGTTTCATTTAATGAAACAAAGGAAAAAGAAAATGAAACAAATGAAAAAGAAAATGAAACAAAGGAAAAAGAAAATGAAAAAGAAAATGAAACAAATGAAAAAGAAATAAAGGAAAATGAAAAAGAAACAAATGAAAAAGAAATAAAGGAAAATGAAAAAGAAAAAGTAATGAATGAAAAAGAAAATGAATATAAATTGAATGAAATATTAAAGGTTGATGAAAAAAATGATGAAAAAAAAAAGGAGGATGAAATAAAAATAATAAAGATATAAATATTATGAAAACATTTGATGTATTATTTTATTTTTTTTGTTTATTTATAATATTGATAACAATAAAAGGAATATATAATTCTGATTTTATGCAATTAAAATGTATTGTATCATCTGTTGACGGAAATACATATTGTGTGAGAGAAAGAAAAAGAATAGAAATGGCGGCCGATTTATTGGCAAAAACGACAGAAAAATGTAAACAATTGGTTTTATATGTTGGTAAAAAATATCCAGATAACGAAGATGTTCAACGTCTTTTGAAAAATTTTAATCCTAAAAAAATAAATGAAACATTACCTACAAGTAATTTAACTGCATATAGTGAAAATAAAGGAGAAAAAATAGCATTTTGCTTAAATAAAGAGAAAAATGGATCTCAAATGATTGATTTAACAACATTAACATTTGTGGCAATCCATGAATTATCACACATAATGACAAAAACAATTGGACATAATCAAGATTTTTGGAATAATTTTAAATTTCTTTTGGAAAATGCAAAAGAATCGGGAATCCATAATCCAATTGATTACAAAACAAGTCCACAAAAATATTGTGGAATGATGATTACTGATAATCCATATTTTGATATTTAAAAATAAAATAAAATAAAATAAAAATAAATATTATCATATAAATAATATGGGAGAAAATTATTTGAATTCATATACTTTTACGACATCATTAAAAGAAACCTATGAAACAATAAAAAATGAATTAGACTTGGACCAAAGTATTGAAAAATGGATTATAAAGGACGATATTGTTTATAATGAAGATTATGTAAATGATTTTATAACAACATATAAATTACAAAAATATGAGGATTTTCGTCATAAAAATAAAACGAATGTAAATAAAGCATTACATACAAATGATTCAATAATGGATATAAATTGGGATAATCGTCATTTGGAAAATGAATTTGACCATATTAAAAAAATTGAAATATTCAATGAACAATTGAAAAAAAAGGAAGAAATTGTAAATAATAATATAAAATATGAAAATTATTATAAAAAATGTCAGGAATTTATTATAAAAAGTAAATTAATATTGGTGGAAAAATTAAATCCAACACATTTGATGAAAACTCAAAATTTATCAAATTTTTTGGAAGAATTTTTATTGGTAAAATTAAAAAACTTGTATCAATATAAACAACGGGAAATAATATCATCAAGTAAATGGTTTAATTTACAGTTGGACGGATTAAATTACGATAAAAAACATGATATTGAAGAAAATATTAAAAAATCAAAAAAATTAGTTACACAATTATGTTATTTATTATATTATGTTCCAAAAACAAAGGAATTGATGAATAATATAATGATGTTAAATTTTACAGGAAATTATGAAACACAATGGTATTATAAATCGATGCGTAATAAATTCAAGTATCAATCGGAATCTTATTTAACAAGACTTTATTATTTTACTGGAATGACTTTTAATTGGTCAGGATGGTTTAGTTATTTATATGAAAAAGCGTCATTAGATTTGAATTACATAAGTTTTTTAAGAAAAAAGTATAATGTTGGGAAGGATGATTTTGACGAATTAGATTTTGTAGATTTTATAACAAATGGTGAATTAAATGAGGGACAATTATTTTTTGAAAATAAAAATCCTTGTTGGACTAAAATGGAAATAAAATAAATATATTTTAATTTTTATTTTTTTAATGAGAATCAAAATAAAAAATAAAAATTAAAATAAATGGATAAATGGATAATACCGAAAAAGTATTGTAAATTACGAGAATGGGTAAATGTAAAAAAATTAAATTGGGGAAATGATTATTTATGGGGATTATCATTGAATCCAAATGCAATAAATTTGTTGGAAAATAAAAAATATAAAATAAATTGGATGTGGTTATCAGAAAATTCGAATGCAATTGAATTATTATTAAAAAATAAAAATAAAATAGATTGGAGATTTTTGTCAAAAAATTCAAATGCAATAAGTATATTGGAATTAAACTATGACAAAATAAATTGGCATTGGTTATCATTAAATCCGAATGCAATTGAAATATTAAAAAAAAATGAAAAACATATTGATTGGCAAATGTTATCATTAAATCCGAATGCAATTGAATTATTGGAAAAAAACTTGGATAAAATATGTTGGAATAATTTATCGATGAATGCAAATGCGATTGAAATATTGGAAAAAAATTGGAACAAAATAAATTGGGAATATTTGTCGGTAAATCCGAATGCAATTAAATTATTGAATGAAAATTGGGATAAAATAGAATGGAATTGGTTATCAAGAAATTTGAGTGCGATATTATTATTGGAGAATAATTTGAATAAAATAAATTGGAAAATGATATCAAGAAATCCTTCAGCAATTTGGTTATTAGAAAAAAATCAGGATAAAATAGATTGGAGACATTTATCGGAAAATCCGGCAATATTTACATATGATTATCCAAAAATAAAAAAAGAAAGAGAACAATTGAATAAAGAATTGATTGAATATATTTATCATCCTTCACGAGTATTTTGTTAATTTTTATTTTTTTTGTGGGGAAATAATAAATAAAATAAATAAAATAAAGTTAAATAAAATGGTGGAATATTATGAAGAAAAGTGGATAATACCACAAAGGTATTGTAAATTGCGTGATTGGATTGATAAAGATAAATTAAATTGGAAATGGTTATCGGAAAATCCAAATGCAATAACAATGTTGAAAAAAAATTGGAAGGATGCTAGCTTAACTTTGTCAAGCATCACAACTCAAGGTCTTTCAAAAAAAAACCGCCAGGAAATAGATTGGGGATTTTTATCATTAAATAAAAATGCAATAAATTTATTAAAAAAAAGGATAAAATATGAAAAATGGATATATATGTTTTTACCAATGATTAAAAATAAAATAAATTGGGATTATTTGTCATTAAATCCAAATGCAATTGAAATATTAGAAAAAAACTTGAATAAAATAAATTGGGATTCAATATGTTTAAATCCAAATGCAATTTCGATATTGGAAAAAAACTTGGATAAAATAAATTGGCAAATATTGTCTGCAAATTCAAATGCAATTCCGATATTGGAAAAAAACTTGGATAAAATAAATTGGGGTAGATTGTCTGCAAATCCAAATGCGATTGTAATATTGAAAAAAAATATAGATAAAATAGATTGGTATAATTTATCTTTAAACCCAAATGCAATTGAAATATTAAAACAAAATCCAGATAAAATACATTGGAATTTGTTATCATCAAATCCAAATGCAATATATTTATTAGACAAAACTAAAGATAAAATATATTGTGATTTAATATCAAGAAATTTGAATAGGATATTATTATTGAAAAATAATTTGAATATAATAAATTGGAAAATGATATCAAGAAATCCTTCAGCAATTTGGTTATTAGAAAAAAATAAAGATAAAATAGATTGGGATTTTTTTTCATCAAATCCAGCAATTTTTACATATGATTATGAGAAAATAAAAAAAGAAAGAGAACAATTAAATAAAGAATTGATTGAATATATTTATCATCCTTCACGAGTATTTTGTTAATTTTTATTTTTTTTGGGGGAAAAATTGAAATAAAAATAAAATAAAGTTAAATAAAATGGTGGAATATTATGAAGAAAAGTGGATAATACCACAAAGGTATTGTAAATTGCGTGATTGGATTGATAAAGATAAATTAAATTGGAAAATGTTATCTTTAAATCCAAATGCAATAACAATGTTGGAAAAAAATTGGAAGGATGCTAGCTTAACTTTGTCAAGCATCGTAACCCAAGGTCTTTCAAAGAAAGACCGCCCAGAAATTGATTGGGAAATATTATCGTTTAATCCAAATGCAATAAATTTATTAAAAGAAAGGATAAAATATGAAAAATGGATATATGTATTTTTACCAATGATTAAAAATAAGGTAAATTGGTATAATTTATCGGCAAATTTAAATGCAATTGAAATATTAGAAAAAAACTTGGATAAAATAAATTGGGATATGTTATCAATGAATCCAAATGCAATTGAATTATTAAAACAGAATTATGATAAAATAAATTGGATACGTTTATCTCTGAATCCAAATCCAAATGCAATTGAAATATTAGAAAAAAACTTGGATAAAATAAATTGGAAAATGTTGTCTGGAAATTGGAATGCAATTAAAATATTGGAAAAAAATATGGACAAAATAGATAGTTATAATTTATCTTTAAATCCAAATGCAATTTTATTATTGAAAAATAATCCAGATAAAATAGAATGGATATATTTATCGAGAAATCCGAATGCAATTAATTTATTAGAAAAGAATCCGAATAAAAGAGATTTGTATTTTTTATTAGAAAATCCTTCAGCAATTTATTTATTAGATAAAAATAAAAATAAAATATCTTGTAAAGATAAAATATATTGGCATATAATATCAAGAAATCCAGCAATATTTACATATGATTATGAGAAAATAAAAAAAGAAAGAGAACAATTAAATAAAGAATTGATTGAATATATTTATCATCCTTTACGAGTATTTTATTGATTTTTATTTTTTTTGGAGAAAAAATTGAAATAAAAAAATGAGAAATGAAATAAAAATAAAATGGAACAATATGAAATACCAAAAAAGTATTGTATATTAAGAGATTGGATTGAAGAAGATAAATTATTTTGGAATCCAAATGGATTATCGTCAAATATAAATGCTATTGAATTATTAAAAAAAAATCCAAACAAAATTTGTTGGCGTGAATTATCATATAATCCAAATGCAATTGAAATATTGGAAAAAAACTTGGATAAAATTGATTGGTGGATTATGTCATTTAACCCACAAGCGATTTCGATATTGGAAAAAAATATGGATAACATTGATTGGAGTAATTTATCAGAAAATCCAAATGCAATAAAATTATTGGAACAAAATCCTGACAAAATTGATTGGTATTGGTTATCAATAAATCCGAATGCGATTGAATTATTAAAAAAAAAAAATAAAAAACGAAAACGGTCATTAGCAGACAATAATAAAATAGACTGGGATTTATTATGTTTAAACCCAAATGCGATTGAAATATTGGAACAAAACTATAATAAAATATGTTGGGATAATTTATCAGAAAATCCAAATGCGATTGAATTATTAAAAAAAAACCTGGATGAAATTGATTGGTTTTATTTATCGGCGAATCCGAATGCAATTTCAATATTGGAAAAAAACATGGATAAAGTATATTGGGAACAATTATCACGAAATTCCAATCCTTTGGCAATTCGGATATTGGAAAAACATCCGAATAAAATTGATTGGTATTATTTGTCAAAAAATCCCAATGCAATTGAATTATTGGAAAAAAACTTTGACAAAATTGATTGGAATGATTTATCACGAAATCCAAATGCAATGGAAATATTAAAAAAAAATCAAGACAAAATAAATTGGAATTATTTGTCATCAAATCCGGCAATATTTACTTATGATTATCCAAAAATAAAAAAAGATAATGAACAATTGAATAAAGAATTGATTGAATATGTTTGGCATCCATCTCGCTTAGAATTTTGTTGATTTATTTATTTTTTTTTTTGGGGGAAAAAATGAAAATAAATAAATATAAAATAAATTAATAAATGGCAAACAATTTAAAAATAATTGCAAATAATTATATTGAACATATTATTAATGATTATAATAAATTCAAAAATATTAAATATGATAACGATTATATAATACCAAAAAAGTATCGTAAAATAAATTGCGATGATAGTGAATTATTAGATATTAATAAAAATAAAATAGATTGGGAATGGTTATTTGAAAATCAAGATAAAATGATTTTATTAGATAAAAATGAAAAAAATAAATATGAAGAAGTATTATTTTTAACAAAATTTAATATTATTTGTTTTTGTAAAATCAAATATATTAATAAAGCAAGGTATGGGTCTTATATGCATAAACCTTTGAAATTATTTTTTACATATGATTATCCAAAAATAAAAAAGGAAAATGAACAATTGAATAAAGAATTGATTGAATATGTTTGGCATCCATCAAGATTATTTTAAAAAAAATAAAAATCAAGGAAAAATTCGTAAAGGGTGCCAAATATATTCAATCAATTCTTTATTCAATTGTTCATTATCTTTTTTTATTTTTTCATAATCATAAGTAAATATTGCTGGATTATACGACAAGTAAAACCAATCAATTTTATGCTGATTTTGTTCTAAAAATTCAATTGCATTTGGATTTTTTGACAACATTTTCCAATTTATTTTATCTGGATTTTGTTTTAATAATTCAATGGCATTTGGGTTTTCTGATAACCAATCCCAATTTATTTTTTCCTGATTTTGTTTTAATAATTCAATTGCATTTGGATTTGAACAAAGTTCCCTATATTCATTTATGCCAAATTTATCCAAGTTATTTTTTATTAATGTAATTGCATTAGGATTTTTATTTGTTGATAAATTATACCAATTAATATATTCAATATTTTTTTTCAATATTTCGATTGCATTACAATTTTTTGACAACATTCGCCAAATTATTTTTGACTGATTTTGTTCCAATAATTCAATGGCACTTGAATTTAATGACAAACTATTCCAATTTATTTTATCGGGATTTTGTTTTAATAATTCCATTGCATTCGGATTTGATGATAAACATAACCAATCTATTTTATCGGGATTCTTCTTTAATAATTCTATTGCATTTGGATTCAAAGATACCCATTCCCAATTAATTTTATCAAAGTTTTTTTCCAATAATTCTATTGCATTTGGATTAATTGATAAATATATCCAATGTATACATTGTTGATTTTGTTCCAACAAATAAATTGCATTTGGATTACCTGATAATCCGGAACATAAAAAATCTCCCCAATATAAATCATCAATATCAATCCAGTCTCGTAATTTACAATATTTTTGTGGTATTGTCCATTTTTCATAGTCATACTTCATATTTATTTTATTTTTTATTTTATTTTATTTCCATTTTTACAAAAGAAATAAAGTAAAATAATTAAAAACACGTGAAGGATGATACATGTATTCTACAAATTCTTTATTTAATTGTTCTCTTTCTTTTTTAATTTGTTTATAATCGTAAGTGAATATTGCTGGATTTTCTAATATATTATTCCAATGTATTTTATCCTGATTTTTTTCTAATAAAAATATTGCAGATGGATTAAATGATAACCAATTCCAATCTATTTTCTCCTGATTTTGTTCCAACAAATGAATTGCATTTGGGTTTGAAGACAAATAATACCAATTTATTTTATCAAAATTTTTTTCCAATAAATGAATTGCATTCGGATTTGAAGATAAACTATACCAATCTATTTTATCTGGATTTTGTTCTAATAATTCAATTGCATTAGAATTTAAAGACAAAATATACCAAATTATTTTATTCTGATTTTGTTTTAATAATTCAATGGCATTTGGATTTGAAGACAAATTATACCAATCAATATTTTCTTGATTTTGTTCCAATAAATTAATTGCATTTGGATTTGACGATAAATCATTCCAATTTATCTTGTCTGGATTTTGTTCTAATAAATGAATTGCATTTTCATTGGCCGATAAATAATACCAATCAATTTTATCTGGATTTTGTTCTAATAATTTAATTGCATTTGAATTTAATGACAACATATTCCAATAAATTATATCCTTGTTTTTTTCCAATAATTCAATGGCATTTTCATTTGCTGATAAATCCATTAAAAATATTTTACCCATACAAAGCATCTCATTTAAATTATCTTTAATAAATTTAATTGCATTTTGATTTGAAGACAGTGTTGAGAAACTTTTGGTATGTTTACATAAATTTTTTTTATTAATCCATTCTCGTAATTTACAATACTTTTCTGGTATTGTCCATTTTTCATAATAATAATTATAATTCATTTTATTTATTTTATTTATTTTATTTATTTACAAAAAAAATAAAATAAAATAAATTAATTAAAAACACGTGAAGGATGATATATGTATTCTACAAATTCTTTATTTAATTGTTCTCTTTCTTTTTTTATTAGTTCGTAATCATAAGTAAATATTGCCGGATTTTCTGAAAAATATTTCCAATATATTTTATCTTGGTTTTGTTCTAATAAAAATATTGCACTTGGATTTAAAGACAAACGAATCCAATCTATTTTATTCTGATTTTTTTCTAATAAATGAATAGCATTTGGATTTGATGATAACGTCATCCAATTTATTTTATGTTGATTTTTTTCTAATAAATATATTGCATTTGGATTATATGATAACCCTAACCAAAATATATTATTGTAATTCTGTTTTAATAATTCAATTGCATTTGGATTTAATGATAACAACATCCAATATTTATTATTATGATTTTGTTTTAATAATTCAATTGCATTTGGATTTAAAGATAACTCTACCCAATTTATTTTATCTTGGTTTTGTTCCAATAAATGAATGGCATTTGGATTTTTAGATAATGATTTCCAATCTATTTTATCTTGGTTTTGTTCTAATAAATGAATGGCATTTGGATTTTTAGATAATGATTTCCAATTTATTTTATCTTGGTTTTGTTCTAATAAATGAATGGCATTTGGATTTAAAGACAATAATTTCCAAGTTACTATAAATTCCTTTTTATAAAAAAGATTTTTTAAAATATAAATTAACAATGATGTCCAAATATTTAAAGATATAATATTATTTAATAACATAAATAATAATTTTTTTATCTTATTTTTGTTTTGTTGTTCAATGTATAAATCAACTGAGTTTGGATTGGATAATAAATGTATCCAATTTACTTTATTTTGATTTTGTTCTAATAATCCAATTGCATTAAAATTTAATGGAAGTCCGTATAAATACTCTCCATTTTCATTATATTCATAATTTCCCCAATTTAATTTATTTATATCAATCCATTCTCGTAATTTACAATACTTTTTTGGTATTATCCATTTATAATAATAATAATAATTCATTTTATTTATTTTTATTTTTATTTTAATTTCCATTTTTTACAAAAAAATAAAATTAATAAAAATCAACACGTGAAGGATGATATATGTATTCAATCAATTCTTTATTCAATTGTTCTCTTTCTTTTTTAATTTGTTCATAATCGTAGGTAAATATTGCCGGATTTTGTAAAATATTTTTCCAATTTATTTTATCCTGATTTTTTTCTAATAAATAAATTGCAGACGGATTTTTGGATAACATATTCCAATTTATTTCCTCTTGGTTTTGTTCTAATAAATGAATGGCATTTGGATTTAAACATAACTTATACCAACTTATTTTTTGCTGATTTTTTTCTAATAAATGAATGGCATTCGGATTTATTGACAATAAGTCCCAATTTATTCTTGATTGATTTTGTTTCAATAAATCAATTGCACTTGGATTTTCCGATAAATATCTCCAATCTATATTATCCTTATTTTGTTCCAATAAATAAATTGCATTTGGATTTTCTGATAAATATCTCCAATCTATATTATCCTTATTTTGTTCTAATAATGATAGTGCATTTGGATTTAATGATAAATCACCCCAATAAATTCTATTTGGATATTGTTCTAATAAATGAATTGCATTTGGATTTGATGATAAATTCCACCAAGATATTTTATTGTTATCAAAGAATGAAAATATCCATTCCCAATAATTATTTATTTTTTGTTCTAATAATTCAATTGCATAAGGATTGCAAGATAAATAATACCAATCAATTTTATTTTTATTTTGTTTTAATAAATGTATGGCATTAAAATTTAACGAAAATTTTTCATCATATAAAATATTTATATCAATCCAATCACGTAATTTACAATACTTTTCCGGTATTTTCCATTTTTCATATTCATAATAATAATGAATCATTATTTTATTTTATTTATTTTATTTTTTATTTCCATTTTTTACAAAAGAAATAAAATTAATATTATTTAGAAAAAATGAAATAAAAAAAATAAAATAAAAAATAAAATATGCCAAATTATAATTATGATTATGAAAAATGGATAATACCAGAAAAGTATTGTAAATTACGAGAATGGATTGATATAAATAAATTAAATTGGGGTAATAATACTTTAGGATTATCTTTTAACCCAAATGCAATTAATTTATTAAAAAAAAATCAAAATAAAATAAATTGGAGTTTCTTGTCAAGAAACATTAATGCAATGGATTTATTGGAACAAAATCCAGAGAATATAGATTGGTATAATCTATCATCAAATCCAAATGCAATATATTTATTGGAACAAAACCAAGATAAAATAGATTGGCATGCATTATCATCAAATCCAAATGCAATACATTTATTGAAACAAAATTTAAATAAAATATATTGGTTTACATTATCAGAAAATCCAAATCCAAATGCGATTGATTTATATTTATCAAAAAAAAATAAAAATCATCTGTCTTGGTTTGGATTATCACAAAATCCCAATGCAATTAATTTATTAAAACAAAATAAAAATAAAATTGATTGGAATGCGTTATCATTAAATCCAAATGCACTATTATTATTAGAACAAAATAAAAATGAAATAAATTGGGAGTGGTTATCATCAAATCCGAATGCGATTGATTTATTGAAACAAAATTTGTCGGAAATAAATTGGGATTATTTATCATCAAATCCAAGTGCAATTTATTTATTGGAACAAAATCAGTCGGAAATAAATTGGAATTATTTGTCATTAAATCCGGCAATATTTACATATGATTATGAAAAAATAAAAAAAGAAAAGGAACAATTGAATAAAGAATTGATTGAATATATATTTCATCCTTCACGAGTATTTTAACAACAAATATTTTATTTTTTGTAAAAAATTGAAATAAAAATAAATAAAAATAAATAAAAATCTGATGATTGATTATAAAAAATTAAGAATACCAAAAGAGTATTGTAAATTAAGGGATTGTGTAGACATAGATAAATTATATTGGCATGCATTATCGGAAAATCCAAATGCGATTGGATTATTAGAACAAAATCCTGAGAAAATTGATTGGAAATATTTGTCAAAAAATCCGAATGGAATAGAATTATTGACAAAAAATAGGGATAAAATAGATTGGTATAATCTATCATTAAATCCAAATGCAATTAAACTATTAAGATATAACATAAAAAAAATAAATTGGGAATTATTAAGTAAAAATCCGAATGCAGTTGGTTTATTAAAAAAATATAAAAAAAAAATATATTGGGATTACTTATCAATGAATCCAAATGCTATTGATTTATTAGAACAAAATATGGATAAAATAGATTGGGATTACTTATCAATGAATCCAAATGCAATAAGAATATTGGAAAAAAACTTGGATAAAATAAATTGGTTTCACTTATCAAGTAATCCGAACGCAATAAGAATATTGGAAAACAATTTGGATAATATAAGATGGGATCAGTTATCAAGTAATCCGAACGCAATTAAAATAATAGAAAACAATTTGGATAAAATAAATTGGCGTAATTTATCAAGTAATCCAAATGCTATAAAAATATTGGAAAAAAATCTGGATAAAATTGATGATATTTCTTTATTTATTAATCCAAATTGTGATATAATATTGAAAAAAATATTGGATGATGGTGTGTTAGATATTGCAACCAAGTTTTTCGAGATAAACAATATGAAAATATATTTCTTGTCACAAAATCCAAATGCAATTGAAATATTAGAAAAATTTCGGGAATATGTCGTAACATGCCAAAAAATAAAGTGGACTGATTTATTGTTTAATCATTTTGAAACGTTTATGTTGGAACAAAATCAATCAAAAATTTGTTGGTATAATATTTCACATAATCCGGCAATATTTACATATGATTATGAAAAAATAAAAAAAGAAAAGGAACAATTGAATAAAGAATTGATTGAATATATATTTCATCCTTCACGAGTAATTTTACATTAATAATTATTCAAACAAGGGATTAAACTGAGTTATAATATCAGTTGCATAAATATTTATGTCTTTAATTTTATTAAATAATTCATCAATAATTTCATTTTTTATATTTAATACATCAATTATTGTTTTAAATATATAATAATCATTATTTAATGCATCTAAATTATTTTTTAAATCATTTATTATTTGTGTGACATTACATAAAGTATCTTCATTAGTGACTTGACCATTATTAATATAATAATTAGCTATTTCAGATATTTTATTAATATCATTATTTACAGTATTAAATTTATTAATAATATTATTAATTTGTTCCATTTTTTATTTTATTAAATAAAATAAAATTAAATTAATTTTTATGTATTAATGACTAATAAAATATATTTTATTTTTTTTTAAAACTTGTTTAGTATCTTCCAAATTTAAACCAATCAGGGTAATATTTGTTCAATAATCCTTCTTTTAGTAAAGTATGATAAATAATATTATTATTTGGACAAAAAAAACTGATATTGTCTGGTTCGTGTATTATATCATAATATTTGTTATTTTCATATTCATAATTTATAATTGTATTAGGAAATGTTTTTAATTGAACATATTCTTTGTTAGTCTTGCCAAATGTATCATTTAATTCATTATTTAATTGTCTCATATAATTATCACAAATATTACGAAAAATATTATGTTTTGTATTATTGTCTTGAATAATTGTGTCAATTAAATCTTTGTATTCAGGTTTAATGGTTTTTTGGGGTGTTGGTGTATGGACTTTTACTCTTACTTGACATGCTACATCAAGATAATAAATTTTTTTACAAGATTCTGATAATTTATAAAATAAAGACAGTAAATTTGACTTGTATTAGTTTTGATATTCCATATTTTTAAATTTAAAATTAAAATAAATAATATTAGGTATATAAGTATTTGTTGGAATACCATTTAATTCATCTTCTTTTGCCTTTTTTCTATCTTGATTTATTTGTTCGTCAGATGTATTTGGACCATGTCTTCCAATTGGACTTGGTAAACTCCAAGGTTCAATATCTGTATAATTTTGTAAAATAAATAAAAATTCATCCATAATATTAATTATAAAAAACATTTATTTTATTTTTTTATAAAAAATAAAAATAAAAATAAAAATAAAACAAAAGTATGTCTTACCATTACGATAAATGGATAATACCGCAAAAGTATTGTAAATTGAGGGAATGGATTGATATTTCAAAATTAAAATGGAGTGATATTTCACATTGTGGATTAGAAACAAATCCAAATGCAATTGAATTATTAAAACAAAATAAGGAAAAAATAGATTGGGTTGATTTATCATTTAATTTTAATGCAATTGAATTATTAGAAACGAATCAAGATAAAATAAATTGGTGTGCTTTGTGTGTAAATCACAATGCAATTCATTTATTAGAACAAAACTTGGAGGGTTTTAGCTTGACAGAGTCAAGTGTCGCGACCCAAGGTCTTTCTTTGAAAGACCGCCCAAAAATAAATTGGAAAACATTATCAGGAAATCCAAATGCAATTCATTTATTGGAAAAAAACTTGGATAAAATATTTTGGATAACTTTATCAGGAAATCCAAATGCAATTCATTTATTGGAACAAAATCAGGAGAACATAAATTGGTATTGGTTATCTCGAAATAGAAATGCGATTCATTTGTTAAAAAAAAATCCAAATAAAATAAATTGGGATAAACTATCTGAAAATCCTTCTGCAATGGATTTACTTGAAGAAAATAAAAATAGAATAGATTGGAAAGATTTATCTAAAAATCCGAATGCAATATTTATATTGGAACAAAATCAATCAAAAATAGATTGGTATGCTATTTCTTCCAATCCGGCAATATTTACATATGATTATGAAAAAATAAAAAAGGAAAATGAACAATTAAATAAAGAATTGATTGAATATATATTTCATCCTTCACGAGTAGTTTTAAATTAACAACAAATGAAACATTTATTGGAAGAAATGGTTGAATAAGAATAATTATATAAAAAATAGGCACAACAACTTTTAATTATTTGTTTATTATTAAAAAGTTTAATTAAAATATTGTTTTGAGAAACATTTTCGATGGATAAATATCCGAATCCACTAATTTTTGACAAACAACTTTTAAAAATATCTGATAAATTTTGTATTTTTTGAATAAAGAGTGAAGAAAAACATGTCAATATATTTTTTGAATCAATAAAAATGCATGAATTTCTAAAAAAAATGGTTGATAATATTTTATTGGATTTTTTATCAATAATAAAAAAAATAAAAAAATTATTTGATTCAATCAATGAAATTAATTCAGAATATGGACATTGAATCCAAACATTGATGATTCCTAATTTTTTAATATCTTTGAAAAAATCCAATATTAAATATAAATTATTTTTATTTGCTTGAATTAAATTATATTTTGGCGATTCATATTCATATGATTCAAAAGTATAAAGATAATTTGTATAAATACATAATGGAATAATTCCAGTTATTTCTTCTTCTTTTTTAAATAAACTAACTTTAATATTTTGATTATAATGTCTTTGATTATATTCATGAGTTTGAATAATTTGTGGTGCAATTCCTTTTTTTCTTTTATTTTTATCCACACATAAATAATCAACATAATACACATTGAATGATATATTTTCATTTAAAAAATCAATTGATATTGGTCTACTAGTCATTATTCCCAATATTTCTTTTTTTTTTTTAATAATATTATTGTCGACAAATGGAGTTAATTTTGAATAAATGGATAAAAAACATGGTTCATATATAAAAAATGGTTGAATATTATTTATTTTTGGGTAAAAATAATTTGTATCGGATACTAAATAATTATTTTGAATAAAATGTAAAATATCTTTCCATTCATTGTCAGATATGGGAAATGTTTTTGTTTCAATATTTTTAAAATTACAAAATTTATTTATTTTTGGCAATTGATTATTTATTATTCCTTTTTTATTTATCCAGTAATAAAAATTGTAATAATGCATAACTGGTTGATTAAACCAAAAAGATTTATTGCATAAATTAAAAAAATAAAATATTAAAAAAAATAAAAATATTAAAAAAAATAACAACATTTATTTATTAAATTATATTAATTTATTTATTATTACACTAAATCAAATAACCGAGAAGGACGATACATATATTCAATCAATTCTTTATTCAATTGTTCTCTTTCTTTTTTTATTTTTTCGTAATCATAAGTAAATATTGCTGGATTTGATGACAAACGTTTCCAATTTATTTTATTTTGATTTTGTTCTAATAAATAAATTGCAGACGGATTTTCAGATAAAAAATTCCAATTAATTTTATTTGGATTTTGTTCCAATAAATGAATTGCATTCGGATTTAAACATAAATAATCCCAATTAATTTTATTTGGATTTTGTTCCAATAAATGAATTGCATTCGGATTTAAACATAAATATTTTCAATATATTTGATCTTGATTTTGTTCCAATATATTTATTGCATTAATATTATCAGATAATCCGCCAAAAAATATTCCTCCGAAACTCAATTTGTTAACATTAATCCAGTCTCGTAATTTACAATACTTTTGTGGTATTGTCCATTTTTCATAGTCATACATCATATTTTATTTATGTTTTTCTTTTATATTATTTCCATTTTTTACAAATGAAAAACTCGAGAAGGATGATACATGTGTTCAATCAATTCTTTATTTAATTGTTCTCTTTCTTTTTTTATTATTTCGTAATCATAAGTAAATATTGCTGGATTGGAAGAAATATTACCCCAATGTATTTTATCTTGGTATTGTTTTAATAAATGAATGGCATTTGGATTTGAAGATAAACAAAACCAATTAATTTTATTTGGATTTTCTTCCAATAATTTTATTGCGTTTAGATTTTTTGATAATCCATCCCAATTTATTTTTGGATAGTTTTGTATTAATAAACGGATTGCATTTGGATTTGAAGAAAAATAATACCAATCAATTTTATTTGGATTTTGTTCTAATAAATAAATTGCATTTGGATTTGAAGATAAAAAATTCCAATTAATTTTATCAGAATATTCTTTTAATAATTCAATAGCGTTTGGATTTGATGATAAATAATGCCAATTTATTCGGTAAAAATATTGTTTTAATAATTCAATTCCATTTGGGTTTAATGATAATAATATCCAATCTATTTTATCTTGGTTTTGTTCTAATAATTGAATTGCATTTGGATTTAAAGACAATAAATTCCAATCTATTTTATCTTGGTTTTGTTCTAATAATTTAATTGCGTTTGGATTTTCAGATAAATAATCCCAATTAATTTTATCCAAATTTTTTTCTAATAAATGTATTGCATTAATATTATAACACAAATAATTCCAATATATTTTATTCGGACATTGTTTCAAAAAATTTATTGCATTAATATTCATAGATAATCCACCATAATATAAATTTCCAAAATGTAATTTTTTTACATCAATCCAATCTCGCAATTTACAATACTTTTGTGGTATTGTCCATTTTTCATAATAATTCATATTTTATTTTATTTATTTTATTTATTTTATTTATTTTATTTATTTTATTTATTTTATTTATTTTATTTATTTTATTTATTTTATTTATTTTATTTATTTTATTTATTTTATTTATTTTATTTATTTTGAAAAATATAATGGGAAAATTAAAAGATAATTTAATTAATGCAAGACCAACTAAAAAAATGAATAAAAATAAAATAAAAAAAGACAGAGATAATAAAAAAGACAGAGAAATGATTGATGAATTAGAATCTGTTTTTGGAGAAAAAATTAAATATAATTGTCTAAATTGTATGAGAAATATGTATGATAAAATCATAAGTAATAATATAAATCATGGATATATAAGTGATGATGAATTAATATGTCAAAGTAAAAGAATAACTCGAGAAGGATGATACATGTATTCAGTAAATTCTTTATTTAATTGTTCTCGTTCTTTTTTTATTATTTCATAATCATAAGTAAATATTGCTGGATTGGAAGAAATATTATCCCAATTTATTTTATCTTGGTTTTGTTCCAATATAAATATTGCATTTGGATTATAAGATAAAATATTCCAATTAATTTTATTTGGATTTTGTTCTAATAAATGTATTGCATTTGGATTTCTTGATAATATATTCCAATCTATTTTATCCAAATTTTGTTTTAATAAATGAATTGCATTAACATTATAAGACAATTTATCCCAATATATTTTATTTAAATTTTGTTCTAATAATTTTATTGCATTCGAATTTTGTGATAATTCATACCAATCTATATTATCCAAATTATTTTCCAATAAATGAATTGCATTTAAATTACAAGACAAATAACTCCATTCTATTTTATCAGGATTTTGTTCTAATAATTTAATTGCATTTGGATTTGTTGATAATATCCACCAATCTATATAATCTTGGTTTTGTTCTAATAATTTAATCGCATTTGAATTTAATGATAAATACCTCCAATTTATTTCATTTGGATTTTGTTCTAATAATTTAATTGCTTTTGGATTTGGATTTGAAGATAATGTCCACCATTCTATTTTATCTAAATTTTGTTTTAATAAATAAATTGCATTCGGATTTGAAGATAATTTCCACCAATTTATGTTATCTAAATTTATCCAGTTACGTAATTTACAATATTTTTGTGGTATTTCCCATTTTTCGTAATTATAATTCCATAATACCATATTTTATTTTATTTATTTATTTAATATTTCCATTTTTTGTAAAAAAATAAAATAAATTAAAGAATAACTCAAGAAGGATGATACATGTATTCAGTAAATTCTTTATTTAATTGTTCTCGTTCTTTTTTTATTATTTCATAATCATAAGTAAATATTGCTGGATTTGATGAAAATAAATCCCAATTTATTTTATCTTGGTTTTGTTCTAATAATTCCATTGCACCAAGATTTTCCGATAAAATATCCCAATCTATTTCATCAAGATTTTGTTTTAATAATTCAATTGCGTTTGCATTTATTGATAACATATCCCAATGTATTTCATGAGGATTTTGTTTTAATAAATGAATTGCATTTTCATTTTTTGATAAATATTCCCAGTTTACATTGTCCAAATTTTGTTTTAATAATTCAATGGCATTTGGATTTAATGATAACATATCCCAATGTATTTCATTAGGATTTTGTTTTAATAATTCAATGGCATTTGGATTTGATGATAAAAAATACCATTCAATATTATGTGGATATTTTTCTAATATTTTAATTGCATTTGGATTTTCAGATAAACCATCCCAAAAATGTCTTATTTTTTTCAAATTTTTTTCTAATAAATCAATTGCATTTGAATTTTGTGGTAATTTACACCAAGAAATTTTATTTTCATTTTGTTTTAATATTTCTATTGCATTTGGATTTAATGATAAATTTCTCCAATTTATTCTGTTTGGAACTTTTTTTAATAAATTTATTGCATTTAAATTAAACGATAATTCATTATTATTAATTTTTTTTTTATCCAAATTTTTTTCTAATAATCCAATTGCATTATAATTTGATGATAAACTATCCCAACATATTTTATTAATATCAATCCATTCTCGCAATTTACAATATTTTTGTGGTATTGTAAATTTATCATAATAATAATAATAATAATGAGAATAACTGTAACTATAATCAGAAATGGTCATTATTTATTTTATTTATTTTATTTTTTATTTCCATTTTTTTGTAAAAAAATGGAAATAAATTAATGAAAAACTCGAGAAGGATGATACATGTATTCAGTAAATTCTTTATTTAATTGTTCTCTTTCTTTTTTTATTATTTCATAATCATAAGTAAATATTGCCGGATTGGAAGAAATATTATCCCAATCTATTTTATCTTGGTTTTGTTCTAATAAATAAATTGCACTCGGATTAAAGGATAAATAATACCAATCTATTTTATCAATATTTTTTTCTAATAAATCAATTGCATTTTCATTTAATGATAATAACCACCACCATATTTTATTTTGATTTAGTTTTAATAAATAAATTGCATTTGGATTTAATGATAAAAAATTCCAATTAATTTTATTTGGATTTTGTTCCAATAAATGAATTGCATTAATATTCGATGATAAACGGGACCAATCTATTTTATCATAATTATTTTCTAATAATTCAATTGCATTTTGATTTTCTGATAATACATACCAATTTATTTTTTGGTGATTTTGTTTTAATAATTTAATTGCATTTGGATTATCTGATAAATAATCCCAATTTATATTTTGGGGATTTTGTTTTAATAATTCAATTGCGTTTGGATTTGAAGATAAATAATCCCAATTTATATTTTGGGGATTTTGTTTTAATAAATTGATTGCGTTTAGGTTTTGAGATAAATGTTTCCAATTTATTTTTTTTTTATTTTGTTCCAATAAATTGATTGCATTAATATTTCCGGACAATCCTTTAGATTGAATATCTCCAAAATTTAGTTTATTGATGTCAATCCAGTCTCTTAATTTACAATACTTTTGTGGTATATCATATTGCATATTTTATTTTATTTTATTTTATTTTTTATTTCCATTTTTTAGAAAAAATTGAAATATTTTTTTAGAAAAGTGTAAAAAAAATGAGAAAGGAAGTAATAATAATATTTTTGATAATATTATTTATAATAATACTGATTGATTCAAAAAAAAATAAATATCAACATAATGAGTTGAAAAAAATATTGGGAGAGATTCCAAAAAAGACACATGAAAGAATAAATATAAGAAATAATTGTTTAATAAATAAAAAAAATCCGATAAAAAATGCGGATGGATTTGAATGGACGGACAAATTTTATGGAAAAATAAAAAAAAATAAAGATACATTATATTTTAATGTAAAATATATGGATAAAATACATAAAGAATCATTAATAAATGTTTATAATTTTATAAATGCACAAATAAAATATGTAATAAATAATGATAATGTAACATTTATAAATATATTGGATGGAGAAGGTGCGTATTATGCGAATGATAAATTTGAGTATATATTAAATAAACAAAAATATATTGATAATAAAATATTTGTGGGTAATATGGATGATTTTAGGATATGGTATTCAAGAATTAAAAAACATGATTAGAATTATGAATAACATAATTATTTTTTTTTAACAATAGACAATGTGGATTATAAATGGGACAATCATAAAAATAAAGAAAGAAGATGAATGGTAATTTATGAAAATATTTTTGTGGAATAAAGATTGGATAATTTGAATTAATATGGTGCGGAAAATTTAAGTCGTAAAAAAGGTTAATTTTACTGAAATTGATAAAATTGTTGGGTTTAGGGAAAAAGTAAGTATAATAATTGCATAAAATGATGCCATCAAAAGGTGGTGAATAATCATAAAAAAAATATTTAATTGGTTGATTTGAAAAAGACACATTAAAAGAATTATACCAAGATAATAAAATAGGTTCAATAGAATCAGATAAAATAATAATTTTTACGTTTGGAATATTTTTTATAAAAGAAATATGAGAAATTGAGGCAGTTTTATCAATTTTTTTTAGTCCATATAATAAAAATAAAATCATATATAATATTTAAAAATAATAAAATAATAAGGGTTGCGTAAATAATAAAAAATGATAATATTAATAATTTATATGAGTTCTACAAGAAATATAACGGCCCGAAGAAATAATCAATACCAACAACAAACACAACCACTAATACCACAACAACAATCAAGAATAAGGACATCCCAATTTGGTGGACAACAACAACAACCCATACAACAACAACAGCAACAAGGTATTCAAAATCCACAAGATGGAGGAAAAATGACAGTTCAGAATGCAATAAATCATACATCATTTAGATTATTGAAATTGGAACATAGAGTTGGATTATTAGAAAGAAATGGAGTATCATCATCGGTAAATGAATTATCATCAATAGGTGGTAGTATAGATGATACGGTAATAAATGATATAATTGAAAGATTGGATAATATTGAGGATTGGATAAATGTAAATAATAATGACAATATTCAACAATCACAAATGGAAATAATGAAACAGTTAAAAATGCAAAATGATAAAATAATAAAATTGGAGAATGAATTAAAAAAAAAACCAAAAATACCGCAACCAATACCGCAACCAATAATACAACAACAACCACAAATGATGCAACAACAACAACATTTAATGGAGCAACAACAGGGACAAATAATGCCAAGAAGATTTAATGGTAATAGGAATCAACCAAAGCCGGTTCAATCGATAATGGAGTTAACAACAGACAATAATATTGATAATAATGATGATAATGGAAATAATACGTTAAATGAATTAGAATAAGTTAAAAATAAAAATATATGATAAAAATAATAATAACGTCAAATGGTGATACAGAGTATGATGATTATTTGATGAAAAGAATAAAACAAAAGGATTTTACGGATACATGTTTATCGTCAAGGGGAAAAGCGTATATAAAAGAGAATAGTAAAAAATTATTGGAAAAAATGCCATTAAAAATGGATATAGCATTTATATCTCCGTATACGAAATCAGTAGAAACAATAATGGAAACATATAAAGAATGTAAAACAATACCGTCAATATATGCGATGACATTATTGGGTGATAGGGATGATTCGATGGAAAATGTGGGATTATATCAGGAAGATTTGATAAAAAAGTATGGTGATATTGATTTTGAGGAAGTATTTTGGGAAAAGAATGATATGAATGATAAAAAATGGTGGAATAATGATTTTCAGAGAGATTTATCAAAAAGGGTAAAATTGTTTGAGGAATTTATGTATGATAATAAGGATGAATTAATAAATAAAAATATTCATGTAATAACAAATAATAGTTTTATTGAAGAAATAATAAAACGTCCGATAACAAATTATCAATCATTTATGATAAATTATGATGTGGTGAATAGAAAATGGACGCCAAGTTTTCGTTCAATTCGTGCATTATTTTAACAAACAAGGATAAAAAGAAATGAATAGAATAATAATATGGGTATTCCATATTATTTTTCGCATATATTGCAGAGTTATCCAAATATTTTTTTTGAATATAGTCGTAAAAGAGTAAAAATGGATGAATTATATATTGATTCGAATTCAATAATATATGAGATGGTGCATAAATATGGAATTGAAAATTGGGATTTATTGTTTGAAAAAATATATGAAAAAATAGTGGAATTAGTGAAATTATTTGGGGTAAATGAGGTATATATAGGATTTGATGGAGAACCGCCTTATGCGAAAATGGAACAACAAAGACAAAGAAGATACAAGAATTGGTTATTTAGGGAAATAAAGGAAGATTATAAGGATACGTCATTTATATCACCTGGGACTGAATTTATGAATGGATTGGATGATTATTTGTTTGAAAAAATAAAAGAAAAGGGATGGATATATTCTGGTAGTCGTGAAAAGGGAGAAGCAGAACATAAAATATTTGAAATAATAAGAAAAAAAAATGAAAAAGGTAAAAGAAAATTGGTATATGGTTTGGACGCAGATTTAATAATGTTATGTTTAATACATAATGAAATGAATATGTATATTTATAGAGAAAGTCCAATATTAAACAGTGAAAAATTGGGAATAAAGTTTGATGAGGAAAAAACATATATAATAGACATAACATTATTCAAGACAAAGTTGTGTGAAGGAAAAAGGGATGGATATATAATGGATTATATATTGATTTGTTTTTTTTTAGGTAATGATTTTTTGCCCCATTTTCCGGCATATAATATAAGAACAGGAGGAATATTTAAATTATTGGAAAATTATGAAAAATTGGGCGAAAATATAACGAAGAACGAAAGAATAAATTGGAAGATATTAAAAAAGTATGTGGAAATATTATCAAAAAATGAAAAAGAGAATATATTGGAAGAATATAAAAAAAGAGAAAAAAGTGAAAAAATAGTAAAACAAAAGGAAAATAATATTGAAGAATTACCGATAATGGAAAGAACAAAGGAAATATTTATAAATCCGTCAAATAATGGATGGGAAGATAGATATTATTGGATTTTGTTTGATGAATGTGAATCAAAAAAAAGGATAAATCAGATTTGTAATGAATATTATCAGACATTGGAATGGTGTTTTGATTATTATACAAAAGGATGTAAGGATTGGAAATGGAAATATAGATATCATTATCCGCCATTATTAAAAGATTTAAGTTTGTTGTTGGAATATAAAAAAACGGAATTAAATGTAAAAGATGTTAAATTATTGGACTATATAATGCCAAATAATTATAAAGATAATTATGAAGTAGAATGGAGTTTTTGTAAATATTTATGGGAATCGCATATTATTTTACCGTAAAATTATATGAGTAAACAAAATTCGATAAACACAGATGTATTAAAATCGTCTAGTGGGTATATAACAAATTTGTATGTTTCTTCAATAAATGGATGCACAAATTTAAATATTTGTGGTTCCGGTGCTACATCAGGAACAGGACCAACAGGGCCTACTGGGCCAAATGGCGGACCAACTGGACCAACCGGACCACAAAGCACAATAACTGGACCAACTGGTGCGTCAATAACTGGACCGACAGGTGCATCAAGCACAGTAACTGGACCGACAGGGCCAAGTGGATTATCAATGACGGGGCCAACAGGACCATCAAGCACAGTAACTGGACCAACAGGGCCAAGTGGGTTATCAATAACAGGACCAACTGGAGCATCAAGCACAATAACCGGACCGACAGGACCACAAAGCACAATAACAGGACCAACAGGACCAAGTGGATTATCAATAACCGGACCAACAGGAGCATCAAGCACAATAACGGGGCCAACTGGACCACAAAGCACAATAACTGGACCAACAGGACCAAGTGGGGATTCAATAACAGGACCAACTGGGCCAAGTGGATTATCGATAACTGGACCAACTGGAGCATCAAGCACGGTAACAGGACCAACTGGTCCAAGTGGAGATTCAATAACTGGACCAACTGGAGCATCAAGCACGGTAACAGGACCGACTGGTCCAAGTGGATTATCAATAACAGGACCAACTGGAGCATCAAGCACGGTAACAGGACCAACTGGTCCAAGTGGAGATTCAATAACAGGACCAACTGGAGCATCAAGCACGGTAACAGGACCAACTGGTCCAAGTGGTTTATCAATAACAGGACCAACTGGAGCATCAAGCACTGTAACAGGACCAACAGGGCCAAGTGGTTTATCAATAACAGGACCAACAGGAGCATCAAGCACTGTAACAGGACCGACAGGGCCAAGTGGTTTATCAATAACAGGACCAACTGGAGCATCAAGCACGGTAACAGGACCAACAGGGCCAAGTGGATTATCAATAACAGGACCAACTGGAGCATCAAGCACTGTAACAGGACCAACAGGGCCAAGTGGATTATCAATAACAGGACCAACTGGAGCATCAAGCACTGTAACAGGACCAACTGGGCCAACAGGAGCATCAAGCACAGTAACGGGGCCAACAGGTGCAACGGGTGCATCATATTTGGGTGTAAATATAAATGATGTATTGGTGTATAATCCGTCGATATCAAATTATCAGGCAACAAATACATTAAGTATTGGATTAGGAGGATTTGCGGGTTCAAATAATCAGGGATCTTTTTCGGTTGCATTGGGAATATATGCAGGACAGACATCACAAGGAACAAGTTCAACGGCGATAGGATATCAGGCAGGACAGGCAACACAGGGACAATTTAGTGTGTCAGAGGGATATCAAGCAGGACAGACATCACAAGGAACAGGGGGAATAGCGATAGGATATCAGGCAGGACAAGCGACACAACAGCAATATACGGTGGCGATAGGATATCAGGCAGGATATAATGGTTTTAATACAAGTAGCGTAGGACAAGGAACAGGCGCAATAGCGATAGGATATCAGGCAGGAGAGACAGGACAAAATCAGTATTGTATAGCAATAGGGTATAATGCGGGATTAGGTGGATCATTTTCGGCAACATTAGGTGGGCAACAAAGTGGTGCAATAGCGATAGGATATCAGGCAGGATCAACAGTTCAAGGAACAAATGGAATATCAATTGGTGTAAATAGTGGTCAAACATCACAAGGAAGTGGTGGAATATGTATAGGGGTATTGGCAGGAACAAGAACACAGGGAATAAATGGGATAGCAATAGGAAATCAGGCAGGAGCAACAGCACAAGGAAGTGGTGCAATAGCAGTAGGATTGAATGCAGGACAAAACACACAAGGGACAAATGGAATAGCAATAGGAAATGGATCGGGACAAAATTCTCAGTCAAGTGGTGGTATAGCAATAGGATTTTTAGCGGGTGCAACATCACAGGCGGTAAATGCGATTGCAATAGGATCAAATGCGGGATTAGGCACACAAGGTTTTCAGGCAGTAGCAATAGGAAATGGAGCAGGACAAACAAATCAGGGTAGAAATTCAGTTGCGATAGGAGTTCAATCTGGGCAATCAGGGCAAAATTCTGGTTCAATAGCGATAGGAGTTCAAGCGGGAAATGTTGTTCAAGCAACAAATACAATATCAATAGGAAATCAAGCCGGACAAACAAATCAGGGAACATCGGCAATAGCAATAGGTTTGAATGCAGGATCAGCAACACAGTCACAATTTTCGATATCAATTGGTATAAATGCGGGACAAACGGTGCAAGGTGCAAATTCGATAGCGATAGGTAATTCAGCGGGACAAGCGACACAATCAAGTCAATGTATAGCTATTGGTTTTAATGCGGGAATAGGAACGGCAACACAAAATGGACAAATAGGAACTGGATGTATAGCGATAGGATATCAGGCGGGTCAATTAACACAGGGAACATCAGCAATAGCAATAGGATATCAGTCAGGATCAACATCACAAGGACAAAATTCGATAGCAATAGGTGTTCAGGCAGGTGGAGTAAATCAGGGTCCATTTTCGATAGCAATTGGTAATCAGGCGTGTTCATTTACACAGGGAAGTGGATGTATAGCAATAGGTTATCAGGCAGGAAATGGAACAAATACACAGCCAGGGCAGACTGGAACTGGGACAATAGCGATAGGATATCAGGCAGGACAGTTTACACAGGGAACGGGAGCGATTGCGATTGGAGGGATAGCAGGACAGACGGCACAAGGTGTAAATTCGATAGCGATAGGAAATAGTGCGGGAGGAACATTACAGGGATCTGGTTCAATATGTATAGGTTATCAGTCAGGATTTACAACAAGTATGGGTGTAAATAGTATATGTATAGGAAACGGAACATCAGCGATAACAGCAAGTTCGTGTGTAATATCGTCGTTAAGAAATTTATCTCAGACAAATTCTGTATTTTACAATGCAACAACTGGAGAATTATCGTATAATACGTCAAGTGAATTTGATAAAACAAATATAGTAAATATATCACAAGACACAACTTCAATATATCAGTTACAGGCAAGAACATATACGTATATTCCAGATGGAAAGATAAATGTTGGATTTATTGCACAAGAGGTAAATTCAGTTGATCCGATGTTATCGATAGTGGATGATACTGGAAATCCATGTAATATAAATTGGTTTGGTATGATTACATATTTGGTGAATGAAATACAAACATTGAATACAAAAATAACGGCATTGGAGAATAAATAGAATAAATAAAAAATAAATATGATATAATGTTGTTAGAAATAAATAAAAAAAAGTATCATATTTGTCCGAATGAGTATAATGTAAAGATACATCCTATAAACAATAATTTAATAATATTATCAGAATTGGGAGAACATGAAAGGATAATTGGGTTATTGAATGAATTATCTGAAAAGATTGAATATTGTATAATAAATGGTCCAACACATGGAGGATTTATTGCGATGCATTTAAATTATAAAAGAATAAGTTTAATAAATGTTGGACAGGATCATTTGATAAATATAAATAAAAATATTGAAATGTATGATAAAAAAGAGATTAATTTTAAGGAAAATAAAAAGGAAAAAATAAGGGTTATGTATAATGAAAATGGGACAAATGATTTTGACGATGAAACAACAATACATGTGTCATTGGCGAATATAAAAATAATTCATTCAAATAAATATAAAATAATAAAATTAACAAATAGTGCATTATATATTCATTATCCTTTGTCATTTGAAAAAGAGTTTGAAGAAATATTTGGTTATTATAAAAAAAATAATGAATTAAATTATAATAATTTATTTCATTTTTGTATGATAATAAAGGATGGAGGTGAGAAAATAAGAAATGTATTGAGAGATAATAAAAAATGGATTGATAGATGGACGATAGTGGATACGGGTAGTGTAGATGATACAAAAGAGATAATAATGGAAGAATTAGGTGATAAAAATGGTAAATTATATGAGATACCTTTTATTGATTTTAAAAAAAATAGGAATGATTGTTTGGAATTAGCCGGAACAAAATGTAAATATACAGTTATGTTGGACGATACATATGTAATAAACGGAGACATTATATCTTTTTTTAATGAAATAAGGGGTGATCAATTTGGTGATTCATATTCATTATTTATAAAAAGTGGTGATACGACATATACATCAAATAGGATAATAAAAACGGATAGAAATTTAAGATATATATATAGAATACATGAGGTAATTGAGCCAAAAAATAATAAAAATGTGATAATACCCCAAAATAGTGTATATATATATGATATAAAAACAGAAAAATTCAATAAAAGAACAATGGAAAGAAAGAAATGGGATTTAGAAATGTTAAAAATGGAGATAAATGATGATCCAAATGAGCCAAGACATTATTATTATGTAGCACAGACTTATAATTTATTGGGTGAATATGAGTTAGCATATGAGTATTTTATGAAACGATATAATCATAAAAATGATGAAAGAAGTTTTATTTATGAAAAAATAGACGCATTATTTGAGGCAACAAGAATTGCAAATTTTAGGATAAATAGGCCACGGAGTGAATGTTTGGAAGGATATTTAAAGGTGATTGAAATGGACAAGACACGTCCGGATGCGTATTATTATGTAGGAATATATTATTTGGATGAAAATCCCAAAATGGCATATAAATATTTAAAGGAAGGATTTCAATTAGGATATCCGGAAGATGCACAATATTCGGTAAGACCAACAATATATTATTATTATATTCCATCATTATTAGTAAGATTATGTTTTGAAAATAATGAAAATGAGTTAGGAAAAAGGGTTTGTGAATATTTTATGGAAAAATATGAATTAGTAAAAGAAATGATAAATGATGAAAATCCGGAGATAAAAAAACAGATAATGATGGCATGGAATCAGATATATTCAAAAGTATTATTAGTTCCGAATAAATTGGAGTATAATAAAATTATATTTCCAAAAAATTTGCCAATTTTTGTGATTGTTGCGGATGGTGGATGGAAAAATTGGACTGGATCGGACATTGATAAAGATGGCATGGGAGGATCGGAGACATTTATAGTTGAAATTGCGCAATATTTGGTGAATAATTTTCAGGTATTTGTGTTTTGTAGGTGTTTATCTGAAGAAAATTATAAAAATGTGACATATTTGCCGATAGAATTATTTGCTAATTTTATATCAACAAATTATATTCAGTCATGTTTAATAAGTAGATATTCAGAATATTTGGTAATGGCATATAAAGGATTAATTGAAAATATATATTTTATTTTGCATGATTTGGAACCTTCGATAAATATATTGGTGGATAGTAATAAATTAAAGAAAATATTTTGTTTGACAAAATGGCATGTTGAATATTTTTTAGGGACATATTCAATATTTAAAAAAAAGACTTTGGATTTTTCATATGGAATAAATTCAAAATTTATTGCAAAAGATGTAATAAAGAAACCAAATTCGTTTATATATTCATCATTTCCAAATAGAGGATTATTGCCATTATTAAAAATGTGGGATAAAATAGTTGAAAAATATCCATCTGCGACGTTGTCAATATATTGTGATTTGGAACATGAGTGGGTTAAAATGGTGAGTAAAGAATCATTGGTTGAAATAAAAAAAATGTTGGAATATTTGCCGAATGTAAAAAATTATGGTTGGGTGAATAAGGAAGAATTATCAAAGGCTTGGAAAGAATCGGAATATTGGTTATATCCATGTATTTTTTTGGAAACATTTTGTTTGACAGCATTGGAATGTGCGGCATCAAAAACGGTAGCAATAACATCAAAATTGGGTGCATTAAATGATACAGTAAACACAAGAGGATTAATGATTGAGGGTGATGCAAATACTGAAATATGGCAAAAAAAATGTTTAAATGAATTATTTAAGTTGATGGGTGATTCAGAAAAAAAAAAGTATTATATAAAGGAAAATTATAGGTGGGCATTAAAGAATACTTGGAAAAAACGTGCAAAAGATTTATTGGAGAATTATTTGTTGGTTGATTCGGAATTGGAGTATAAATTTATGGGAAATTGGACAAATGATATTCCATTGAATTCAAAGATTGAATTTGAAAAAAATATGGATTTAATGTGTTTAAATGTGGGAAACAATGGTGTAAATATTTTGGAGGTCGGAACATATAGTGGAACATCTTTGGTGAATATTGCAAGACATATAAAAAACATAAAAGAAATATATGTGATTGATATTTGGGAGAATTATAAAGAAAATGAAGTATTTTCGGATTTAACATGTTATATAAAAGAATTAAGGGTTGAAGAAAGTTTTTATAAGAATATTGCAAAAATTGATAAACCAGTAAATGTTTACAAGGGAAAAACGGTTGATATGTTGTTGCAATTGATAAAAGAAAATAAAATAATGGATTTTATATATTTAGATGCATCACATCATTATTTAGATTGTATAATTGATTTAACATTATGTTGGAAAATATTAAACAATGGTGGTTATATAATAATAGATGATGTATTATCGGATAAGAATTTAGTGGATTCAGTGGAATATTTTATAAAAAGTAATAAAGTAAATATAATAAGTAATCAATATCGTGTATGTTTAGAAAAAAAAGAATAATTGCAGATAAATAAATTATTTATTTTATAAAATTATATAATAATGAGTCATATAAAACTATATGAAGGATATACTGAAAAAGAGTTGGAGGATAAAAAAAAGGAATTAGAGGAAGAATACAAGGCAAAATATGAGTATGACTTAATTCGTATAGAAAATGAGATTAATGATAAATATAATAAAAAATTATTTTTTTTGTTTTATTTAATTTATGGAATATTAGGGCGTATATTTTGGAAAAATAAGGAAACTGAAACGGTTAAATGTCCTGTAAGTTTCAAGAAAATAGAATACAATGTTTCCGATGAATATGATAAACAAAAAAAGATTGAAGAAGAAAGAAAAAAAATGGAAAAAATAAATTATGAAAAACATAAAAATGAATTAAAGATAGATTATGGTTATGAAATAAATGAAAGTGAAAGTGAAAATGAAAGTGAAAGTGAAAATGAAAGTGAAACATATAAGAATAATTTGAAAATGGCAAAAAAATTTTGTGATAATAATTTGTATATTGTAAAAAATGGGGTTAATATTGGAGACATAATAGATGAGATTACGTTTGATTTAGTTGATATTTTGGTTTATAAATATAATGATAAATATAGTTATAATTATAGTTTAATATTAACAAAAGTAAAAATGGCGAATAATGAAATAATTATTGATGAGTTTGTGAATATAGGCACATTAAAAGAATGGGATGATCCAGATTTTTGTGAATATATAATAAGAATATGTCCAAAAATGTGTGCATTTGTAAAACATGTATCGGTGAGTAATTTTAAGATAATTCAGGAAAAATTTCCATATTATTCAGAATTTATAAAGAATATAAAAATATCGTCTTATAGTTTGGAAAAAATAATTGTAGAGAGATTTGGGATTAAATATTTATCGAATCCATCGGATGACATATGTAAATATGTGTTGTATAAATGGCCACATAATATAAAAAATATAAAAAATCCGTCAATAAATACACAAAAAATAATGGTAAATTTAAAAAAAAATGGAATAATGTATATAAAAAATCCGTGTGAATATATTTGTGAATATAGTATAAATCAGTATCCAGAATCAATAAGATTTATAAAAAATCCGTCAATAATATGTCAAAAGATGGCAATAGAAAAATCGGTTAATGCAATAAGGTATATAAATAATCCATGTGAGGAAGTATTAAATTATTGTAAAAAGATTCATCCATGTTTATCAAATTATGTGCCAAAGGTGATTAGGGATAAAAAATTTGATATATTGTGTTATAATATAAAAAATTTAATAAAAAATATGGAAAAGGATAAAATAGAGGTAATAAAGCAGATTGTTATTGAAAATAGTTTATAATATATTTTTAATGTCTGATGGATTTATGTTGAACCATTCAGTATTTTGATAAATTTTTGGTTGTTGTTGTAAATTTGGTTCTTTAATGATTATATTATTATTTACAATTAATGGTGAATATGATTTATAATCATTTATTCCTTGAATAATTTGTTTGATGGATTCATCTTCATTCATTTTTCCGTATCCACAACATAGTGAGGTGAATAAGATATCAATATTATTAATATTTTCTTTTTTATTTTCCAAAATATTAAATAAAATGGCCATGGTTGCATAATATGCGTTTTTTGTGTTACTGACATTTTGAGGAAGTAACATGGTAGGAGCTACAATAAGTGATTTGTGTTGATTATAATCGATGATAATAGATGAGCCAATAGGTAAATAATATTTTCCGACAATATTTTTTATATTTAATGATTTTATGATATTTTTTATATTTGGTTCAATATTTGGGAAAACGATTGTTGACAGGGCACGATCGATTCCGCCATCCATAAAACATAAAGAATTAGCGGGAGAAACATAGTATGTTTTTTTATGAATAACATAGTCTTGAATATTAATAATTTCTGCGTCATATCCCAATTTTTTTATGTTTTCTGCAAAAGTTTGATTTAATGTAATAAATTTTATTCCCATTTATTAATAATTTTATATCTTTTTATCTTTTTATTTTAATGTAAAAAAATGGATTTAAAATAATATAAATATATTAAAATATATAATATTATGGAAGATTTACCATCAAAGATAATAGGAATACAATTTAGTGTATTAACATCAGAAGAGATAAAAAAATCTTCGGTAGTAGAAATAAAGACAAAGGAGACGTATTCAAATAATAGGCCAGTGATTGAGGGATTATTTGACCCAAGAATGGGTATATTGGAAAGAGGATTATTATGTCCGACGGATTGTCATGATTATAATATATGTCCAGGATATCACGGGCATATTGATTTGGCATTAGCGGTTCATTATATACAATATTTGCAAGATACATTAAAGATATGTAAATGTATATGTATAAAATGTGGAAAAATATTAATAAGCAAGGAAAAATATAAGCAGGCATATAATTTAGAAAAAAATAAGAGATGGGAATTTGTGTATGAAACAATAAATAAGTTATCGATAAAGAGATGTGGAAGTCAGACGATAGATGGATGTGGTTCATTACAGCCATCAAAAATAAAAAAGGAGGGGATAGCGGATATTTATTTTGAATTTTCGAAAACGGATCAAGTATCGGAGGAGAATACAAAGAAAACAAAAAAGGTGATGATAAATAGGGTAACACCAGAGGATTTTATAAAAATGTTTAAAAGGATATCGGATGAGGATATTGAATTTATGGGATTTAGTCCGATATGGGCAAGACCAGAGTCATTTATATGTCAGACATTAATAGTTCCGCCACCGGCGATTCGTCCATCGGTTAAACATGATGCACAACAAAGAAGTGAGGACGATTTGACACATATATTGATGCAGGTGATTAAGCATAATAATAAAATAAAGTCATTGATAGCGCAAAATAATATGCCGATAGAGAAGATAGAGTATTGGAGAAATATATTGCAAGTATTTGTTGCGACGATAGTAAATAATAAGATATCGGGCGTAGATTCATTGGCACAAAGATCTGGTAGGCCATACAAGGCAATACAGGATAGGATGAATGGAAAAACGGGAAGAATGAGAGGAAATTTGATGGCAAAAAGGGTTGATTTTAGTGCACGTTCAGTGATAACTGCGGATCCGAATATATCGATACAGGAATTGGGAGTTCCATTAAGAATAGCAAAAAATATAACAAAGCCAGTGATTGTAAATGAAAAAAATTACAATTATTTGAGAGCATTAATGATAAATGGTCCAGACATATATCCTGGTGCAAAATCGATAAGTAGAAATGGGAATGATTTTAGTTTAAAATATTTAAATCGTCAAAATTTTGATTTAAAAATTGGGGATATTGTGAATCGTCATATGATGGATGGTGATTTTGTGTTATTTAATAGACAACCGACATTACATAGAATGAGTATGATGGGACACAAGGCAAAAATATTATTTAAAGGAGATACATTTCGTTTAAATATAGCAGATTGTAGGGCATATAATGCGGATTTTGACGGAGATGAAATGAATTTGCATATGCCCCAAGATGTGGAAGCGGAAGAAGAGTTAAGATATTTGGCGGCAGTTCCATATCAAATAATAAGTCCAAGTAAGACATCACCGATAATTGAGATAGCGCAAGATTCATTATTGGGATGTTATTTATTTACACAAAAGGGGTTATCATTTGACAAAGATGTGGCGATGAGATTATTGATGATGAATTCAAAGACGGATGTATCGATATTTACAGGGAAAAACAAAAAGATAACAAATTATGAAATATTGACACAAATAATGACACCAATGACAATAAATACGTCTATTGAAATAATAAATGGAAAATATGTAGGAGGACAATTGAACAAGGGATCATTGGGTGCAGGAACAAAAGGATTATTGCATAGGGTATGTAATGATTATGGAAATATGGCATGTTCAGATTTTATAGATAATTTGCAACATATAATAACTGAATTTATGAAATCATATTGTTTTAGTGTAGGAATAAGTGATTTAATATCAAATAATGAAACAAATGAAAAAATAATAAATGTGATTACGGATAAAAAGGAAAAAGTAAAAAATATAATAGATAGTGTTTATTTGAATATATTTGAGAATAATAGTGGATTAACAAATAAGGATGAATTTGAGACACAAATAAATAATATATTGAATGAGGCAAGTAAAGAGGCAGGAACGATTGCAAAAGAGAGTTTAAACAAGGATAATAGATTTGTGATAATGGTGAATGCGGGTTCAAAAGGAACAGAAGTGAATATATCAAATATGATATCATGTTTAGGGCAACAAAATGTGGATGGAAAAAGAATACCATATGGATTTGAAAATAGGACATTACCATGTTATAAAAAATATGATGATTCTCCGACTGCAAGAGGATTTGTAGAAAGTTCTTATGTAAATGGTTTAACGCCACAGGAGTTATTTTTTCATGCAATGGGAGGTAGAATAGGTTTGATTGATACGGCAGTAAAGACAGCGACAACTGGGTATATTCAAAGAAAAATGATTAAAGGATTGGAGGATTTAATGGTAAATTATGATATGACGATAAGAAATAATAAAAATAAGATAATACAATTTAATTATGGGGAGGATGGATTTGATACGATAAAGATTGAAAATCAGGCAATACCGATAATATTTCCAAAGATTGAGGAGATATATTTGCATTTTGATTTTCCGAATAATTTTAATGAAAAATTAAATATGATTTTTATAAAATCAGTATTAACAAAACAAAAAAGAGATATGGATGAATATAAAAAAAGAATAAAACAATATATTGATTTAATAATAAATGATAGAAAAATATTATTAACAAATGTGTTTAAAAATAAAGCAGTTGAAGATAATTTAGTAAAATCTCCGGTTGCATTTTCTTATTTAATTGCAAATGTGATGGGGAATTTAAAAATTAATGGTAATTCATTTGTTGATTTAACATTATTGGATGCATTAAATTTGATTGAATCAAGTTATATGAAATTAGAAAGTTTATATTATTCAAAGCCGAATAAATTATTTAAAATTTTATATTTTTATCATTTGTCACCGAAAGATTTATTAATAAACAAAAGATTAAATAGGATAGCATTGGTTACATTATTGGACAAGATTGTTTTACAATTTAAGCGTGCTATTGTTGCGCCAGGGGAAATGGTTGGAATGATTGCGGCACAATCATTGGGAGAACAAACAACTCAACAGACATTAAATTCGGTAATTTATGAGACAGAAATATTGGTAAGAAATAAGGAGAAAAAGATAAAAAAATATCAAATTGGAGAATTTGTAAATATGTATATAAATAAAATTAGTGAAGATAAAATAAAATATTATGGAGAATCGGATACAACATATGCAGAAATGGAGGAATATTATGAAATTCCGTCTTGTAATGAAGATGGTATAGTGGAATGGAAACAGATAGAAGCAGTAACAAGGCATCCAGTAATAAATGAGGATGGAACAAATGATATGGTAAAGGTTATTACGGAAAATAAAAGAGAAGTGATTGCGACAAAGGCAAAATCATTTTTAATGTTGCAAGATGGAAAAATAAGTGAAATAAACGGAGATAAATTAAGAATTGGGGATTATTTAATTGTTTGTAAAAAGTCGATTGATTTTAAGGAAACATTTGTATTATCGGAAATAAATTTGGATTACAAGTTTGGATATTTAATTGGTTTGTATTATGTTGATGGATATAAAACAAAAAATAAAATTATAATATCAAATAAAAAAAATATTGTAAAATATTTTGAGCCGATTAAAGAGATAGAATATTGTATTGAAGAAGATAATAGATCAATTTGCATTGAATCAGAGAATTATAGCAGAATTTTGGATTTACCATTGGATGAAATAATAACATTTTCAAATAAAGAATGTATATTGGGATTTTTAGATGCATATATTATTGGTAATGTTAAAGAGAATGAAATATCATGTGATAAAAAAATAATATTTGACATTTGTCAAATGTTGAGTTATTTAGGAATCCATAATTATTCAATATGTGAAAAAGAAACATATATATTAAAGAATGGCGGAAATGACAGTTTTATTTTTAATAGAATAGGAGACGAAATTGTAAAAGAAAAAAGAAATAAAAGATATAAAGATGTAATGTTTGATGAGATAAAAAGTATTGAAATAGTAAAAAATACGACACCATATGCATATGACTTGACTGTATCTGACACACGTAATTTTAATTTGTATAATGGAATAGCACAAAGAGATACATTTCATTTGGCGGGGAACAGTTCAAAATCAAATGTGACACGTGGGGTTCCACGAATTGATGAAATATTATCATTATTTGAGGATATATCGAATCCATCAATGACAATTTATTTACATAAAGAAGATGAAAATGATGTTGAAAAAATAAAAACAATAATAAACCAAGTTGAATATACGACATTAAAGGACATAGTAGAATATTCAGAAATTGTGTTTGATCCGAATGATAATGATACAATGATAAATGAGGATAGGGAACTTGTAAGACAATACAAGGAATTTGAGACAATGGTGAATGAATGTTTGAATAATAGAACAGAAAAAATTGAAAAAAAATCAAGATTGGTATTAAGAATAAAGATGGATTCTGATTTAATGTTGGATAAAAACATATCAATGGATGATGTTCATTTTACATTAACAAATGCATATCAGGATTCAATATCGTGTGTATTTTCGGATTATAATAATGATAATTTGGTGTTTAGGATAAGACTAAATAATGAGACAAGTAAGAAAAAGGGATCATCATCGGATAAAATGGATGAAATATATTTATTTAAAAATTTCCAAGAAAAAATATTATATACGACAATATTGAGAGGAGTAAAAAACATAAACAAGGTTGTATTAATGAAAATAGATGGTGCAAAAAACATTGTTGAAGAAGATAATGCATTTATAAAGAAAAATATTTATGTATTGGACACAATTGGAACAAATTTGATTGATGTATTTGGGTTAGATTTTATAGATTATAAAAAAACGGTAACAAATGATATTAGAGAAATATATAATGTATTAGGAATTGAGGCAACAAGGCAAATAATATATAAAGAGTTTTCAGATGTGATTGAATATAATGGAGGATACATTGATTTTCATCCTTTATCATTATTATGTGATAGAATGTGTTATACGGGAAAATTAATATCAATTTATAGGCATGGAATAAATAATGATAATATAGGTCCAATAGCAAAGGCATCATTTGAGGAAACTCCGTTGATGTTTTTAAAGGCAGCAAAACATGGAGAATTGGATATAATGAGAGGTGTATCAGCAAATGTAATGTGTGGACAAAAGGGATATTTTGGGACAAATATATTTACGACAATATTAAATATGAGTGAAATAAAAAATAATCAGGAAATAAAGCCTATAAAGATAGAAAAGGATGTTGATGAAATATTGGAAGAATTTTCGGATGAGAATGACAAATGTTCGATAAAGAAATTAGAAATATTGAATAATGTGGATAAAATAAATAAAATAAATATGGGTGAAATTGACAAGGAATATAAATTATGGTAAAAAAATGGAAATATTATTTTATAAAATAAGAATTAAAAATAATATTTCAAAGATGGAAGAAAATATTAGAGAACCGGATCCAGTTATTAAAGAAACATTGATTGATGATTTTGTTTATGAAGATGATGATATTTACGAAACTGACGAAAATATTCGTAAGGCAATAAAGGAGAGTAAATTATTGTATCAAGAAGAAACAAAAAAGAGATGTATTGATATAAAAATTGAGAAATTAAAAAAAGAATGTGAAGAAAGGGCAATAAATGAAAAGAGGGAAATGATATTATTAAAACAAAAACATTTAAGTCCGATTATAAAAATATTATTGCCAATAAAAAATAGTGATGAGAATTATAAAACATTGTATTCAAAAATAGTAGAATTTAATGATGATGACAATAATTGTGGCATTATAAAATTAGATAGTATACAATTTGATACTTTTGAAAAAATAATTGATGAATATTATAATATTCCTTTGGAAAAGAACATAAAACCAAAATTAAAACAGAGTGAAGTAAGATCAATATTATTGTATATAAAAAAATCATAATTTTACGGTAATTTTAATGACATTATCGTCTAATTTTTTTTCATTTAATAAACGAAAATGTAAAGAATTGATGCCATTTGTGTTCCATGATTTATTTCTGTATTTAGGATCAAGAAGTTCATATTTTTTCATATTTTTGATATGTTTATTTTTTTTAAGAAATTCTATTTTTTGGTCAATATTCATATTTTCAAGGTCAGTAAAATTTCCATAATTTGGAAAAGTAATCAAAAGATTATTATGTTTAGATCTTAAAAAAAGTTCGTCATCTTCTCCACCCCATCCCCAAAAATTATTTGGGAATCCGTTTATTTTTTCAAAATCATCTGAATTAAATGCAACAACTCCGCCAAAATAAGATGGATTATTACTATATCTGTTCCAAACTCTTGCAATATGAATTGGATTATTAATAAAATTGGTATAATATGGTAATAAATCTTTGGAAGGTAATAAATCGACGTCATGAAAAATAAATAAATCAAAATCGAATTCTTTTGCTAATTTAAATCCAATGTTTAATAATTTTCCGCGATTAAATTTTTTATTATCGTCACTTTGTTCAATAACAAAAATTTTGTAATAATCGGATTTTCGAAAAAAAAATTTCATGTAATGAGTGAATTCGGATAATTGGGTTGTTCTAATATTTTCATTTTTATTTTCTCTAAAGGGTATAATAATTGCAATTTTTATTTTTTTTACGCATTTTTTTGTTTTTTTGTCCATTCTTGTTCCATTTGGACATCTCATATATAATATGATTATGTTTTCCATCGATTGCCACAACTAGTGCATGTAAAGAAACAGGTCATTGCTTCATCAGAACTTCTGGTTTGTAATTCATAACTATGAATTTCGGTGGATTTACAAAGACGGCATTTGTATCCAGAAGTATTGGCTTTTAATTTTGAGATAAATTTATTCAAATCTCTTTTATTTTTTGATTCAATCATTGAATTCCATTTTTCTGGTTTAAATTGATAATGTGTCATGAATACAAAATCTTGTGGTTTTAATTTATTGGTTTTAATTTGTGTGATAAAATAATTATTAATATTAAGATAAATAGTTTTAAGTCTATTTAAATAAATTTGTATAAAATAGGGAGAATCCCAAGAACGTATTATTTTTTTTAATTTAGCATCTTGTATGGCCCAATTAAAAATGGCAATTTCAGTGTTTGCAGATATTTTGGCATCATTAAAAAACTTTTCATTTAATTTATTTCTGATATTTTGTCTAAAAATTATTGGTTCGTTGATTGATTTATGGTTCATTTAATAAATAATAAAAATATTTTTATTTCATTTTTTTAGTATAATAAATATATGCAACAAAATGACATGGTATATTGTATTGAAAATGACGGTGAAATATATTGTAATGAATATCGTATAAATTCTTTATTATTAAAAAAGGGAGAGCCAATAATAACGACAATGAATGATTATATTATACCACGTGGTTTATATAGTTCAAAATTAGGGTTAAAAGAAAGTGATGATTTTGATTATCATATGGATGGAGATAATAATGATGATAATATTCATGATGGAGTAATTGCGAATGATTTGTATGACGTATTATTAAAATTGGTGAATGAAAGCAAGGTAAAAAGGGTATCAAAAAAAAGGGAAAAAAAGGGTAAAAGGATGACTAAAAAGGTAAAAGTTATTCGATAAAATAAGTAATTTTTTTGCATTTTGGTGGTTTAATATCTTTATTAATTTCCGGATGTTTTTCATATATTTGTTCGTATTCGGTATTTAGTATATTTTTTATAAAATCAAAGGATTTATACAAGACATTTTTTTCAAATTTTCCCAAAATATTAATTTTTCCGGTTCTAAATATTTTTATTTTAATATTAACAAATTGTGAATTTTTATTTTTTATGTTAATTTTTGTCATTTTTTTTTCTTCGGTTTTGTATGGAATAGAAACACATAATTTATCATTAATTAAATCGTAATAAATATCACATTGAATGCCTTGATAAAAACAAGATGTATCATAAAAACATTTTATATTATATTTATTTTTAAGTAAATCATAAAATTTGTTTTGATAAAAGTAATAACCGGAACTAAAATTAGAATTTATAAGTATGGTTTCTTGTTTATCTAAAAATTGGAAGGATGAGTTGGATGCATTATCAAGTATTTTAATAATATTAGCCAAGATAATTTGAATATGGTGGTCATTTTTAATACCAGGTATGTCAATTTTTCCGGTATTAAAAATTTTAATATGAAATTCTTTAAAAGAGTCTTGAATTTTGATTCTCATTATTAAGATGAAACAATTGATGAAATATTTTTTTTTTTTGTTTATAAAATTACTTTTGGAAATTCCAATGGATACATTCCAAACGTCTTTAAATTTTTTATGTTTATTTAAAATATTATCGGATTCCATAGTTTTATAATTAACAAAATTATAATAATAATATTTTTTCAAATATTTTTCTTCAAATTCAATATATTCATTTTTATTATAAAATATAAATTGTTGTTCTTTTTTAATAATACCTTCTTGAAATGTATCATAATCAATAATATCAATATTCCAAAAAACGGATAAATCAATTGGGCGATTTAATTGAAATACTTTTGATATTGTTGAAATATATAATTCAGAAATATTATTCATAATAATAATATTTAATTAAATATTTTTTTAATCCATTTTTTTTATTTGAATATAGTAAATGATAAATAATGTTTTTTTTTTGGATAATGAACAAGAAATAAAAGACATTGATATTAATGAATTATATGATAAAAAAAAAAAGAGTGATTTAAAATATTTGGAAAATTATAATAAAATATTAAGTAAATTATATCGACAAATTAAAAAATATTCAAAAATATCAACTTATTGTATGTTTAAAATACCATTATATGTTATAGGAATATCAAAATATAAACAATCACATTGTATAGCATATTTATTAGACAAACTAACAATAAATAAATTCAGGGTAAAATATATTTATCCAAATTTATTATTTATATCATGGGAGCATTTTATACCGGAATATGTAAGAGAAGAAATAAAAAAAAAGATTGGAATAGAAATTGACGAATTTGGAAAAGAGATAATAAAGGAAAATGATGAAAATGATGAAATAGAAAATCAAAAGGAAGAAAAACCCAAAAAATATGAACAATTAAAAAAATATGTTCCAAAAGGAAAATTTGATTTTTAGTTCATTATATAATGTATGAAAGCAATGGTAACCACTGGATATCCAAATGGTGGTAATTCTCCTTATACTGCAGCACAATTAACACAGCAAACAAATGCGTCAAAAGCAAATCAGTTGGCAAAAATTGGAGGAAAAACAAAAAAAACAAAAAGACAAAAAAGAAGAATAAAAAAGTCAAGAAAAAAAAGAAAAAATAGGAAAAAAGGAGGAAGTATAGTTGTTCCAACTGTTCAAACATTGTATACGGATAGAGGAGTAGGAGATCAAAGTGTTAATGGAAATATTACGTCATTGACAAAAACATCTGGAACAATGAATGAAAATTCAAAATATGACGCATGTATAGGAAAAGATGCATCTTGCACAATGGCGTTAAAATAATTACCATTTTTGAAAAATAAAATCTCTTTATAAAGTATAATATGGATGGAACAATGACTGCAAGAACAAGAACCGGCGGAAGACGACGAAGACATAGAATGGGTGGACGAAGACATAGAACTCGTTCAAGATCTCGTGCCGCATCCAGAGCCCGTGCTCGCGCTAGAGCCCGTGCTAGAGCAATGGCATTTTCCAGATATTAAATATTTTGTATTTTTATAAATAATTAATTTATTTATAAAAAATATATGTTTAGTGGTTTTTTTACAAAAAAAAATGAACTAAATGAACAAGAAATCAACGATTTAAGGAAAATGATTAAACATTATATCTACATCCATCAATTAGACCAAGTTAATCATTGTTCTTTTCCTATTATTTCTTCAAACATTGTTGCCAATTATGATAATATTGTTGCCAATATTGCAAAAGAAAATGAAAATATTGTTGCCAATATTGCAAAAGAAAATGAAAATATTGTTGCCAATTATGATAATATTGTAAAAGAAAATGAAAATACTGTTGCCAATTATGACAATATTGCAAAAGAAAATGAAAATACTGTTGACAATATTGTCGCTAATTATGATAATATTGTAAAAGAAAATGAAAATACTGTTGCCAATTATGACAATATTGCAAAAGAAAATGAAAATATTGTTGCCAATATTGCAAAAGAAAATGAAAATATTGTTGCCAATATTGTCGCTAATTATGATAATATTGCGAAAGAAAATGAAAATATTTTTGACAATATTGCAAAAGAAAATGAATATACTGTAAAAGAATATGAAACAGAAAAATATACTGTAAAAGAATATGAAACAGAAAATGAATATATTGTAAAAGAATATGAAACAGAAAATGAATATATTGTAAAAGAATATGAAACAGAAAATGAATATATTGTAAAAGAATATGAAACAGAAAAATATACTGTAAAAGAATATGAAACAGAAAATGAATATATTGTAAAAGAATATGAAACAGAAAATGAATATATTGTAAAAGAATATGAAACAGAAAAATATACTGTAAAAGAATATGAAACAGAAAATAAATATATTGTAAAAGAATATGAACCAGAAAAAGAATATACTGTAAAAGAATATGAAACAGAAAATGAATATACTGTAAAAGAATATGAACCAGAAAATGAATATATTGTAAAAGAATATGAAACAGAAAATGAATATATTGTAAAAGAATATGAAACAGAAAATGAATATATTGTAAAAGAAAAAGAAAATGAGAATGAAAAAGAAAAAGAAAATGGAAAAGAAAAAGAAAAAGAAAAAGAAAAAGAAAAAGAAAAAGAAAAAGAAAAAGAAAAAGAAAAAGAAAATGAAAAAGAAAATGAAAAAGAAAAAGAAAATGAAAAAGAAAATGAAAAAAAAAAAGAAAAAGAAAAAGAAAAAGAAAATGAGGATGAAATTAATATAGAACAGTTATTGGAGAAGGAGGAATATTTAAAGGATGCAAATAATAAATTGAATTTGAATAATGATAGGGTAAAGAATATAATTTTTGTATATACGTTGCCAAAAGTAGGATCAACATCATTGGTATCATCATTAAGATTATTTGCGCCATACAAGTATATAGTATTACATATACATGATGAAATAATGATAAAAAAAATATTAAATGTGTCGGAAAAGGTATCAATAATGGAAATAATAAAATATAATAAATATATTGGAAAAAATATTTGGGTGATTGATATTTATAGGTTACCACTTGAATTAAAAATGTCAACATATTTTGAAAATATATATAATTATCATTTTAATAATACAAAGGAGAATATTGAAAAATACAATATGAAATTAGTGATAAAAAGATTTAATGACATATTTAGATATTTATCACAAGAGGATTATTATTATGAAAAATATGGATTAAATTTGGATTCAAATTATTTTAATGTTGAAAAAAAATATTATTTATGTGAAAAAAATGGGATAAAGTATTTAAAATTGCGTTTAATGGATAGTGAAAATTGGTCAGACATATTGAAATCATTATTTGAATTTCAATATGGATTTGTATTGATAAAAGATTATGAAAGGAAGGATGAATTTTATACAAAATTCAAAAATGAATATAAGATTCCGTTTAAAATATATAATTATTTAAAGAAATGTCCAATATTGGATAGATATTGTTCAAAAAACGAAAAAGAAAAGTATTTGAATAATTTAAAAATAGATTATGAATCGGATAATGCAAGTTTTTCATGGTCGGAATATAATTTATATAATATGGTAACTAAAGAAAATATGATTAATGCAAATATAATTCAAACGAATCATTATTTGGACGAAGGATGTTTATGTTTTGCATGTAATAAACAAAGGGTGATTATTGTGAATAAAATATTAAATGGTGAAAAAAGTGGGTTTGAAAAAATATTACATTCAAAAGTTGCGAATGATTACATGGCAAAAAAAATAGAAAATCAAAACAAGGTTATTGAATCAATAAATGCTGTGAATAAAATAATGAAAAGAAAAAGTCAAACTTTAAAAAATACAAAAGTAAATCCCAAATTATTTTAAAAAAATTGAAATATTTTTTTTATAATTGCAGAAAAAAAATGGATTCGGAAAACGAAATTGAAAAATTAAAAGAAAAAAACAATGATTTGGAAAAAAGATTATTTGAATTACTAAAAATGGTTGTTAAATTAGACAAAAAAACAGACAGTAAAATTGAAAGTATCAATAATTTAATAATTAATAACAATAATGATTTATTTGAAAAAATAAATAATCAAAAACAAGAATTATTTCCATTTTATAATAATGATTTTAATTATTCATATAATCCATTATTTTATGATATTAATGAAACTGAATTAAAATTAAAAAAAATACATACAAGAGAAAGATATCAAAACAGCCAATTAAATAATATAGATGGTTCGTATTATTTAATTGTTGGAAAATGTAAAATGTTTTTAGTATATAAATACGATGAATTATTACTTAATTTTATTACATCAACCTTTAAAAAAATAAATAAAATTATATTTAATTTATCCGAAATTGATGAATATCTTGATTTATATCATATCAATACAAAATATGAAGGAATTCAAATTAATAATAAAGAAGAAATTTACAAATTTTTTGGTGAATTAATAAAAGGTAAATCAATAAAAATAAAAATGCATATTCAAGCAGATACAATGAAAAATATTGATTTATTTGAATATTTAGCAACCATAAATAATTATAATAAAATAGAAATTGAATTATTTGACAACGGTGTAATAGATGCGTCAGTTTATTCCTGTTTATTAAAATTAAAAAAAAATTGTGAAAAATATAATATTCCGATTGAATCAAATTTTGGAATATAAATAACAATTTTTTTTTATTTTTGAAAAATAACTTTACTAAATTATCCGAACCTTGGTTTGAGACATTCTTTTTATTCTTTTTACATTTTTGGCCGACGACATTATCCGAACTTTGGCAAAATCTATGCCAAGAAGGTGCCTACGGCACCGGTGTTGCATAAAATCTGCCACAAACTTGATACTTATTTTATCAAATATTTTTATTCTTTTTTTCAATTTTTATTTTTTTTATTCTTTTTTTTATTATTTTTTATTTTTTATTCTTTTTTTACATTTTTGGCCAACGACATTATCCGAACTTTGGCAAAATCTATGCCAAGAAGGTGCCTTCGGCACTGATGTTGCATAAAATCTGCCACAAACTTGATACTTTTCTTTTAAAATATCTAAAAAATTGAAATAAAAATATTGGATATTGTATAAAAAATGATGGAGTTTAATATTGAAGAATACTTAAATTCATTGCCGAATGATGTTGAGATAATTGATGTATTAAATAAAAATTTGGAATATTTACCAGATTTATCAAGATTTAAAAGTTTAAATAAATTATATTGTGATTTTAATAAATTAACATCATTACCAGTTTTACCTGAAAGTTTAATATATTTATCTTGTCGTATTAATAAATTAACATCATTACCTATTTTACCTAAAAATTTACAAGCATTAGGTTGTTCTGATAATCAATTAACATCATTACCTATATTACCTGAAAGTTTAATATATTTATATTGTTGCAACAATCAATTAACATCATTGACTGTGTTACCTAAAAATTTAATAGAATTATATTGTTCTAATAATAAATTAAAATCATTGCCTATATTACCTGAAAGTTTGAAGGAGTTATTTTGCTATAATAATGGATTAACATCATTACCTGTTTTAAATAAATTTGTATTATTTAATTTTAATTATAATCCGATACATAAAATAATATATGGTGATATATATTTTGATGATTATGATTTTAATATTTTAAATAAAAACATTGAAACATGGAATAATTTTCGTCATTTGTATTATTGTTTAAAATATAAAAAAAGATTTTTGAAAATAATGGAACCAATAATAAAAAAGAAATATCATCCAAGTTATTTGTATAATTTAACAGAAGATGATGACTTGGATGAAATATTGAATAAATGGTAAATAATATCGGTTTTTTTAGTAATTTTATTATCCGAACTTTGGCAAAATCTATGCAAGAAGGTGCCTACGGCACTGGTGTTGCATCAAATTGGCCACAAACTTGATACTTATTTTACATTTTTTATTTTTTATTCTTTTTTTTATTTTTTATTTTTTTTTTATTTTTTATTCTTTTTTTTATTTTTTTTTCATTTTTTTATATTCTTTATTCTTTTTACATTTTTTATTTTTTATTTTTTATTCTTTTTTTATTCTTTTTTTATTTTTTATTCTTTTTTTATTTTTTATTCTTTTTTTTATTTTTTATTCTTTTTTTTTATTCTTTTTTTATATTTTTGGCCAACGATATTATCCGAACC